CCGTGTATCCGGTTGCAATCTTTGCTGTATGTTTGAAAATTCAATTTGTGATACACCATATAGTTCATTTACTCCTGAAAAGGATAAATTTACTTTAGAAGATGTAGACGAGATGATAAAACGATATCCACAGATTCGTCAATTATCATTAAGTGGAGGTGAACCTGGACTATATCCCGAATTAATTTCTTATTTAAAAGATACTTATCCAGATCATTTTCTTTTAGTAGAAACTAATGGGACAGTTATTCTTTCACCTGAAACCGCTTCCAAAGTAGATTTCGCTTCTATTTCTCCTAAATTAAGTAGTTCTGTTCCGACAGAAGATAAGTGTTCTAAAATGGGGATAAAGTATACTCCTAAAATGCAGGCACATGATATTTTACGTTTCAGTTTAGAAGCGTTAATGAGTTGGATTTTGGGAGCTCAAGATTTTCAATTAAAATATGTGGTAAATGGAGAGGAAGATCTTTATGAAATAAAAGAGCATATCCTTACAATGTCTATTGCAGATTATGTGACAGGCCGTCCCAAAGAAGAACAAAGAAGAATTTTGATGCAAATTGAAAAAGAACAAGATTTGCCAAAAGATTTCGAGAGTCGGATCTCCAATAGTTCTATTTATTTAATGCCTGCAGGTATTACGAAAGAACAATTGGAAGAAAAAAGGGCTTGGCTTATGGATACTTGTATAAAGTTAGGATTCAACTATTCGGATCGATTACATATCGTTGCTTTTGGTAATGAAAGAGAAAGATAGGGTAGTTGATATCTTATATTAATTTCGTAAATTTATATTTTAAAACAAAGTTAAACATGTTAAAAGCAGGAGAAAATATAATTCTTGATGATGACGGTTTCGATATAAGAATCGAACAAGTGGCTGAAAAATATGGAGAATTTTTATCAGCATTAGGATATGATTGGAAAAACGATCCTAATATGGTAAAAACTCCTTATCGAGTTGCTAAAATGATGTTAAAAGAAATTACAGCAGGCGCATATACACCAGAGCCTCGTATAACTACTTTCCCGAGTTATGGTTACACAGGAATGGTTACACAATGTAATATTGAAGTAAAATCTTTATGTTCACATCATTTCCTTCCTTTTATTGGAGTATGTCATGTAGGTTATGTTCCTGTAAAAGGAGGAAAAGTAGTTGGACTTTCTAAATTAAATAGAATTGTTCATTGGTATGCAAAACGACCTCAATTACAAGAACAGTTAACAAAACAAATTCATGATCATCTTTGTGATGTTCTCGGAGATACACAAGGAATCGCGGTTTATATTAAAGCAAAACATATGTGTGTTTCTATGAGAGGAGCTGAAGATGACAGTACTATGGTAACAAATTATTGCTCTGGTTGTTTTATGGACAATGATTTGAATAGTCGCGATGAATTTTTGAGAATAATTCAATCTGCAGAAAAATAAAAATGGCAAGTCCGGGAAATCCAAGAGTAAAATATCTTAATCCATTTTATGATCCTGATAATCCTGAGGCTTATCATTATAATCCTGAGACTGGGCTTAAAAGATGTACTCGTTGTGGAGAATTTAAGCCCATCTCAGAATTTTATAAAACGAAAAGAGGATCAAAAGATGGATATTTTGCTTTCTGCAAAACTTGTAATACAAAACAAGTAGGTCTTTATTTTAAAAGAAAAAGAGAGGAAGAAGCTCAGTATAAAGCAGAAAGAGCAAAAAGAAAAGAATTTGAAAAACAACGTAAAGCAGAAAGAGAAGCTCGAAAAGAAGAAGATCGAAAGATTTTTATAGAAAATAGAAGGAAAAGAAAAGAACATATTAAATGGGTAAAGAGTAAAAATAAAAGATGGGAAAAGAGAAGGAGATTGCGAATAAAAGAAGAACATAAAGCAATGCTTCGTGAAATTTCCCTTCTACGAAAGCAACAACAAATAATTAATGCAGAACGTAGAAAACATTTTTATGAATTATATCCAGATGAACTTTTTACTTCTTTTAGAGATCTGGAAAAGAGAGGTTTTATTTTTTAATTTTAAACAATATCAAAAATGAATTTTAAAGAGTACGAAGAAAAAGCGATTACAACAAGAGTCTATTCTCCCAAAGTAGCTCTTCCTTATGTTGTATTAGGCTTGTGCGGAGAGACAGGGGAATTTTTTGAAAAACTTTTGAAAGTAGAGGCGAGAGATCTTGTTTTGAAAGAAATTGGAGATATCCTCTGGTATTCAGCAGCTATTCGTGTAGAATTGAATTTGGATCCAATTGAATGGCCATCGGCAAAAGGAATGGATAAAAATGCGGGATTTCTTATTCAGGCAAATGTTGGAGTAATTGCAGAGCAAATGAAAAAATATTTGCGTGATGATTGGAACGAAGAAGAACCTATGAAAGAACTTTCTGAAGATCGCAAGCAAAAAATTCATGAAGCTTTGACAATAATTCTTCAGAATCTTCAAAGTATGGCTGGAAAGTATTTTAATGTATCTTTAGAAGCAATCGCCGAAGATAATATTAAAAAACTTGCTAAAAGAAAAGCAAATAATTGTTTACATGGTTCTGGAGACTCTGATATTCGATGAAAGCAAATTTTGAAACTGGATTGAAGGTATGCTCTCACTGCAAAAGAGAGCTACCTCTTTCTATGTTTCCTAAAGCACTCTCATCTCCCGATGGTCTTTATTGTCAGTGTAAAGAATGTAAGAAAAAGTCAGATTTTAGATGGAGAAGAAGTGAAAAGGGACGAAGTTATACAAGTAGTAAATCGTTAATTTGGAGATTAGAAAATCCTGAAAAAAGAAAAGAAGTTGTTCGAAAATATAACCAAAAGAAAAGATTTTGCCAGACAAAAAATTCTCGAAGTTATATTTTATCGAAATTGAGAGTTAGATTAAGAAGGATTTTACAAAGAATTGGTTCTAAAAAAGCTTATAAAACTCTTGATCTTCTCGGTTGTTCTATGAAAGATTTTCGTAATTACATTGAATCTCAGTTTGAACCAGGTATGACCTGGGAAAATCATGGATATCGAGGTTGGCATATAGATCATATTATCCCAATTTCATATTTTGATCTTTCTGATCCAGAACAACAAAAACTTTGTTTCAATTACAGGAATCTTCAACCCTTATGGTGGAAAGATAATCGAAAGAAATCTGATAAAGTTCCGGGAAATGTAGAAGAATTAGTTGAATTTTTAAAAAGTGAAATAAAAGTAATACGATGAAAAAAATTCTTTTAAATTGTGAACTTCCTATGGAACTTTTATCTAAAAGCGAGGAACTAAATGATTATGATTTTATATTATATCATTTATTCGTCAAAGATAAGGACTATAGGAGGTTCTTTTCCCAGGTAATGAAAGAAGGGAAGAGAATGACTATTTTAGATAATTCAGCTTATGAATTTTATCGAGATGGTGGTAAATTTGATCCTCAGACATTTACCGAAATTGTAGAGGAATTTAATCCTACTTATTTTATTGTTCCTGATGTGTTGATGGATTATCCAGAGACAATGATGAAATTCCGTTATTGGGGCGGTCGATTAAATGGACATAAAAGAATGGTAGTTCCTCAGGGAAAATCTCTTAAAGATTGGCTATCTTGTTATAAAGAAATGCTAAATAAAGGAGGTTTTGAATATATTGGAATTCCTTTTCACAATGACTTCTTCTGGGATTTAGGAACTGCAATATATGAAGTATTGTCGAAGCACGAGCATCTCGCATTTAAGTGGAATGCTGATATGGCTTATGCACAGGGTCGTTGTTTTCTTTTACAGTATTTGATAAAAGAGAAATTGATTGATGATTCAAAAAAATATCATCTTCTTGGTTGTCATTGGGCAGCAGAATTACAATGGCTAACATATAGAAATCCAATGAGAGATGAATTTGAATGGATTACTTCAATGGACACTTCTTTCCCTGTAACTAAAGGGATTATGAAAGCTCATTTAGATGCAGGTGAAAAAGAAAAGATTAGTATCGATGAATATTTTCGAATGTCACTTGATCCGGAACAATACAATTGTGTAATAAAAAATATCAAAGAATTTCATGGATATCAAAAGAATTAATTTTACAGGAGCTCAGGGAACCGGGAAAACAAGTGTTTTAAAAGCACTTCAACAAGATCCTGAATTTGCTGAATTTGAATTTGTGACAGAAGTTGTTCGTAACTTTGTCAAAGAAAAGGGGATAACAATTAATAAACAAGGTACTCCAGAAACTCAGGAAGTTTTATTCGAAGCTTATGAAAATGTTTTGAGTAAGCAAAATTCTTATGTTTCTGATCGTTGTATTATTGATGTATGCGCTTATACAGCATCCGGTCGAAATGCTGCAATGAGTAATATTGATAAATGGATAGAATTGGAGCAGAAACAAGAGAAGGAAATTATTCAAAGAAAGTCTGAATTAGGATTAGTTTGTTATTTCCCTATTGAATTTGAAATTGTTGCCGATGGCGTCCGCTCTATCGATAAAGAATATCAAAAAGAAATTGACGGAAAAATTCATCAGATTTTGCATAGTAATTTGATTTCACATTTAATTATGCATGGATCTGTAGAAGAAAGAGTGAAGGCTATTAAAGCGATCCTTTTTAAGCCTGTTAAATGATTTAGTTTTGTATCTTTATAGTATTAAAATAAGAACGAAAATGAAATTAGCAGTTTTAAGTATTTCAGGGGGTTTGGACAGTACCTGCCTCTTACTTTCGCTTTTAATGGAAGGATATACAGTAAAATGTTATTCTTTTAATTATGGGCAGAAACATATTGTGGAACAGCACAAACTCAAACAGAATATTTCTTTTCTTTCTGGAAAGGGTTATCCAGTTGAGTTACAGTGTATCGATCTAAGAGATTGTTTTAGCGACAGTCAATCCTCTCTGCATCAGAATGGTGAAAAAATACCAGAAGGTCATTATGCTGATGAAAATATGAAATCCACCGTAATAGAAAATAGAAATGTTATTTTTGCTTCTATTATTTATGGAAAAGCTCTTTCCTTGGCAAAGAAATATGATACCAATGTTGAAATCTTTTTAGGGATTCATAAAGGGGATTCAACATGTTACCCGGACTGCACTGAAGAAAGTCGTTTTGCTTGCGAAAATGCATTCAAGATCTCTAATTGGGATAGTGATAAGATTTCTTATCAAGCACCTTTTGTGAATCTTGATAAAATAGATGTTTTGAAAGAAGGAATCTATGCCATGGATTTTTTGAATTTCTCAAAAAGAGAGCAGGCTGATATTATTAATAATACATGGTCTTGTTATAAAGGACCTGATAAAGATGGAAATCCTTGTAATCGTTGCGGTACCTGCTGTGAGCGAAATTTAGCTCTTTATTGCAATGGATTAGAGTCGTTGATTGAGGGAGATAATAAAGAGTTTTTCAAAGAGGTATGCGAAAAGGAAATTACCGAGCATGCAAAAAGGGGATAAGAGATCTATTGTCGATGGTAAAAAAGAATGTAGGGTTTGTAAGAAATGGAAATCTATTGAAGAATTTTCTGTTTTAAAAAACGGAATTCTTTTTTACCGTTGCAAAGAATGTCAAAGAGAATATAATCATTCTAAAAAAGGGAAAGAAGCCCATCAGAAATATTATGGATCTGAAAAACATCAAGAGAGTCATAAGCGAGAAGTTGTTTCAGGTAAATCTGCAGAAAGAAGAAGGCGTCGAAGAAAAGAAGATCCTTTGTTTAAGCTGGTAACAGATTTTAGAACTTATATAAATCAAAAATGTTCTTATGGCCGTAAACATTGCTCTTGGGAATATCTTGGTTGTTCTTGGAATGATTTTAAAGAATATATTGAATCTCAATTTGATGAAAATATGACTTGGGCGAATAAAGGCACTTATTGGCATCTTGATCATATCATTCCTTGTTCTTATTTTGATCTCTCTATTGAAGAAAATCTTTATATTTGTTGGAATTGGAGAAATTTTCAACCTTTAAAAGTAGAAGATAATTTAAGAAAATCAAATAACTTACCTCCTAATTATGCACAGCTCCTAAAAGAGATTAAAGAGGGAGTCTAAAAAAGAAAATTTTTTCGAAAAAGCGAGCTAACATTTTGTTATATCAAATAGAGTTCGTATCTTTAGAGTGTTATAAGAAACAAACAATTTTAATTTATAAAAAGATGAAAGTTTTGAATTTATTGGAACTTCGTAAAGAAGCGCAGGCGTTAGGAATTGAAAATTACGCTAAGTACACGAAAGAAGAGTTGGCAAAAGTGATCGCCGCAAAAAAACAAGGTCAGGACATAGTACAGGATCCGGAAACCATTGTTACTGAGGAAGACAAACAGGAACTGAAAGAAAAAGTTGCCGAAGACGGTGCTGAAGAAATTTCAGCAGAACAGGCTGCTGAAATTGATCCCAATCAGAAACCGAAGTTGACCAAAGAAGAGAAGGCTGCTGCCAAAGCTGCAGAACGTGAAGCAAAGAAAGAAGCTGCCGCCAAAGAAAAAGAGGCAAAGAAAGCTGAAGCAAAAGCAAAGAAAGAAGCTGAGAAGGCAGAGAAGAAGGCTGCTAAAGCAGCTCTCAAAGCAGCTAAACGTCCCGCAGCAGCAATGACGAATATTCGTCCGAAAGAAGGTATCGAACCGGTATTGAAAGCAGAAACCAGTAAAAAAATCTATGCAGAGCTGTTGAAGAATGACGGCCGATCTTATGGAACGATTGCCCGTGATTTAGGCTCACATTACAATATGGTACGGCGAATCGCCGAAACCTATTTTGAGCCAGTAGCCACCGAAGCTGTTGCTGAAGCTAAAACTGAGGCCCAGAGCGCTGAGACTACTGATTCTCAAGAAGCTGCAGAATAAAAAAAATTTTTAGGTTAATGCTAAAAGACTCTGGGAACTCTATAATCCATATTTAGTGGATTCAGGAGAATATCCAGAGTCTTTTTTAATTTTATCAATATGGAAGAACTGTTTGAAGATTTAAAAAGATATTTAGAAGAACATTTCATTTCATATTCCATTCTACAAATTTTAAATGATGAACGTCCAGTTGTGATTATCAATGGGGAGAAGCATCAATTGTCACTTCCTAATAATGAAGGTTCGTTTTTTGATGAAAGTTTTTGTTGGGATAGTGATAGAACGGAATATGATTATTATATTTTCCGGTTTGGTGGTATTTGGTATCGCTTAAAAGCGGGAGAAGAAAGTTCTGTAAAATTAGAAAGAGTACTTTGGCTTGGTAATGCTGAGTTTTCAGAACCATGTTTAAAAGTAGATTGTTTCTTAGGAGTCCACGGTCCTTTCGAACTTTTAAACGGAAGTGGATTGTATAAGGAATGGTGCCAGAAAGCTAATTTTTTAGGCATCAAAAGTCTTGGTATATGTGAAAAAGGAACTCTTGCAGGAATTTTAAAATTTCAGGAAGCTTGTAAAAAAGCAAATATCAGACCTATTTTTGGAATGGAAATTCCAATAAAGGTTGAAGAGAAAGATTTGCAATATACTGTAAAAGCTTTTGTTAAAAATGAACAGGGTTGGCTGAATATTTTAGAGATTAATCGCATAATTAATGTCGAGAATGGCTATGTTACTGAAAAGGAAATCGAACAATTAAGAGAGGGTTTAATAATTATTTTAGATCCTAAAACAATTGAATTTGAGGATGTTTCCAAACTTTGGAAAATGTTTAGCCAACAATTTTATTACCAGTTAGATACGGTTGTCTATGAAAAGGAAGATCGTGATAAATGGTACTTACAGAATTTAAAAAAGTTTTTTGATTCTAATTTTTCTCCGATTGCTATGTGTGATGCATATTATTTGGAGAGAGAATATGCATATAACCGAGTTAGGCTAAATAAAATAGCTGGAACTATGAGTTATGAAAGCCAAAACCAATATTTTAAAAACAATCAAGAATATTATTTCGAATTAGGTGAATTATTTGGTGATTTTGATTCGTTTTTCGATGTGTTTGAAGCTGCTGTGAATAATTTAAAAGATGTATGTTCAAAATGTGATTATACAATTGAAACCGGCCAAAGACATCTACCTAAATATTACATGACAGAAGAGGAATCGAAACTTTATCCTGATAATAAAACTATGTTCACTGAACTTGTTTTTAAGGGAATGGAAGATCATCTTGATCTTATTGAAGATTATGGAATTGATGTCGTGGGAGAAAGAATTGATAGGGAAATCAAAGTAATTACAGAAGGGGATGTTATTGATTACTTCTTGATCCTAAGAGATATTGTAAATTGGTGTAAGAAAAACAATATTTTATTAGGTGCGGGTAGAGGTTGTTTTCTTCCAGGACAAAAAGTCCTTTTAAAAGACGGAACCAAAAAAAACATTGAAGACGTTCAAATTGGAGATAATCTTTCTACTTATTGGAATGAGAAGAATCAGGTAATTAATCGATTTGAATATGATTGTAATGAAGAGATAGTTGAATTAGAATTTGAGGCGGGTATAAAAATTCAATGTACTAAAGATCATCAATTTTACACAAAGAATCGTGGTTGGGTAGAAGCAGATAAATTAACTGAAGAAGACAATGTTATTTATATAGGACCTTTAATTTATAAAGCAACGAATTTAAAAACCGGGGAGATCTATATAGGTAAAACAACTCAAGGTCTGGAGAAAAGAATTAATTTTCATAAAAAGGATTTTCAGAACAAAGAAATAAGAACTCCTTTTTATGAATCAATAGAGAAAAATGGATGGGAATCTTTTTTATGGGAAATTATTGAATATGTTGAAAATCCTTCTAATTTAAACAATCGAGAAAAATTTTATATAGAAGAATATAGATCTAAATTTGGTGATTTGGTTTATAATATAGCACCAGGAGGTGACGGTGGTAATATATATGGAGTCTTAGGTTCTGAATATATGAATTCTATTAAGGAAAAGATTTCTGTAGGTGTAAAAACAAGTGAAAGGTGGACTGAAGAAAAAAGAAAAATTAATTCTGAAAGAATGAAGAATAATAAATTAATGACACCTGAATTATGTAAACGATTTTCTGAAAAGAATTCATTATCTTATATTGTGCAATTATCGAAAAAAGGGGAAATTCTTCATATCTATGACTCTCCTTTAGATTTAAAAAACAAAACAGGTTTTATCATAAATTCGATAAATACTGTTGCAGGGAAATCAAATAAGAGTTATAAAGGGTTTAGATGGCAAAAATTTAAGAAAAATGAAATTACAAAAGAAGAAATATATAAATTATTCAGGGAAGGTTTATGATCTTCAGGTTGATAATAGACATCATTCTTATACGGTAAATAATATAACTGTTCATAATTCAGCAGCAGGATGTCTATGTTCCTATTTACTTGGAATTACTAATGTAAATCCATTGAAATATAATCTTCTTTTTGAAAGATTTTTATCATCTGGCCGTTTAGGTAAGAAAGTTGATGTGGAAATGATTTTAATAAACGATGAATTTGAAATAGAGGCAGAAAAAATATTAAAAATTTCAAGAAACGATCAAATAATTGAAATAAAAGCATTATCTTTACAGAAGAACGATAAAATTTTAAATGATGAAATATTGTATAAAATGTAAAGAAAATAAGGAGCTCTCAGAATTTTATAAATGTTCTGCCAGTAAGGATGGATATAATTCTTATTGCAAGGAATGTAATAAAAAGGAGGTTGCTAAAAATAGAAAAAATAATAGAAATAAAGAAAAAAAAGAAGTTTTTGAAAAGAAATGCCAACGTTGTGGAAGAATCTTACCAATAAGTTTTTTTAATAAAGATATTGGTAGAATTGATGGGTATAGTTGTTCTTGTAAAGAATGTAATAAGAACATGTTACAAATTTTTAGAACAGAAAATCCTGGGTACATGAAAGAATATAATCCTTTATATTATCAAAAAAACAGGGATATTATTATTGAAAAGATAAAGGATTATAGAATTAACAATCCCGAAAAGATAAAGGAATGGTCTCGTATTAGAGAAAGAGATCCCTTAAAAAGGTTAATCTCAAGATTAAGACATAGACTTCATAGTGCTTTAATCGGAGAATGTAAATGTGCAAAAACGATTGAACTGTTAGGATGTACTCCTTTAAAGTTAAAGCAGTATCTTGAATCTCAGTTCCAAGAAGGAATGACCTGGAAAAATATGGGAGAATGGCATGTTGATCATATTATTCCTTGTGATTACTTTGATCTTTCTGATTTAGAGCAACAAAGGATTTGTTTCAATTTCAGAAATTTACAACCTCTATGGGCTGAAGACAACCCGTCTAAATCTAATAAAGTTCCTGAAAACGTAGAAGAATTAATTAATAATTTGAGAGGAGAAATAAAATGTTAACAATTAAAACTATAAAGAAGAATATCCGGCAAAGACTTCAAGGTGGGTCGCTGCCGGATATTTGAGTGAGTCGATACTGACTTCGGTGGAGAACAACGTCCTTTAGTAAAAGAATATATGGAACAAAGATTCGGTCAATCACAAGTATGTTCCGTAGGTACCTATACTACTTTGCAATTAAAGGCAGCTATAACAGACCTTTGCCGTCAAGAAGGAGTTGATATTCCTACGGTTAGACGATTTACCAGTAAATTAGGATTAGAAAAAGAAAAAACAGCAGATGACTTTTGGAAAACAGTTTGTGCCAGTGAGGAATTGAGAAACTTTGTGAAGAAGTACTCGGACATGTTCAATGACATGTTACTTATTCTCGGACAACCAAAAGCAGCTTCTATTCATGCATGCGCTATGATGATTTTCCCTGATAATAAAACAATGTATGAGTGGGTGCCTGTTCGAAAGCAAAAAGATATGATTGTCAGTGAATGGGAAGGTGGGGAATTAGATGCTGCTGGTTTCTTAAAAGAAGACGTTCTTGGAATTGAGCAATTGGATAAATTTACAGATATATTGAATCTTGTTGAAGAACATCACGGAAAAAGAATCGATCTCTACAAAGATATTCCTCTGGATGATAAAAAAGTTTTTTCTTATTTCCAGAAAGGGTTCTTAGGAGATGTATTTCACTTTGGTGCAAAAGGTTTGTCTTCTTATTGTGTTCAGATGGGTCCTTCGAGTATTGATGAACTTAGCGACTGCGCAGCTTTATATCGTCCTGGTACAATAGAAAATAATTTCCACAATGAGTACTTACTTAGAAGATCTGGAGAACGAGAAGTAGAATATCATATAGGAACAGAAGAAATATTAGGGCAGACTTACGGCTTATTTGTATATCAAGAACAGGTAATGGCTTTGATGCATGAATTAGCTGGAATGGATCTTGTTACTTGTGATACTGCTCGTAAGGCAATGGGTAAGAAAAAGATCGATGTAATTAAATCTTTGGAAACAAAGTTTATTGAAGGATATTGTTCTCGTCATGGCGTTACACCAGAATATGCAAAGGATTTTTGGGATGAAATTGTAAAAGCTTCCTCTTATTTATTTAATAAGTCGCATTCAGTAGCTTACTCAATAAATGGATATAATTGTGAATGGCTGAAAGTTCATTATCCTATTGAATTTTGGTCAGTAGCATTTAGTCGAGGTAGTATGGATGATTTCCCTTATTATATTAATGAGATTAGAAATTCTGGTGATATAGAAATTCGTCCAGTTGACATCAACAAATCTGAGATAAATATTATAAGTGATCCTACCACCAATAGTATGTATTGGGCATTAAATTCAGTCGATCAGGTTGGAGAAAAAGCACAGGCGCAACTTATTTCAGAAAGGAAAGAAAATGGACCTTATTTTTCTTTTGAAGAATTTCTTGACAGGCATCTTTTTAAAGGATCGGCTGTAAATAAATCTGTCATAGAAAATTTAATTTATTCAGGTGCTTTTGATAAATTAAATCAAAGTGATGGTTCACCGTTTTTACAGAGAGAAACCTTATTGCAACAGTATAGGAAAAATCAAAAGGTTAAGATCGATCCTACTAAAGATGACTATACAATTGCGCATGAAAAAGGAAAAACATCTTTAGAATGGTGGTGGCAACTGCAACAAAAGAAAAAATCAGGTTTTGGTTTCTTTGATTATAAAACACTTGTAAAGACTTATCTTTCTCCGAATATTGGAAAGGATGTCAATTTTATAAGTGCTGAAGATTTGAAGAAATGGAAAGCCACTTCTGACAATCAAGTTGCAATGGGAGGTTATGTTTTAGAGATTCAAGAGAGAAAATCTAAAAAAGGACCATTCTGTAATTTAGTTCTTGAAAGTAATTATGAGTTTATAAAAGTGCTTGTTTATCCAGAACTTTTCGAAGATTATGGTGAATTTTTGAGAGGTTGTGAAGGAAATCTTTTATTGTTAAATGGCTTTATTTTATATAATAAATTCCATGATGAATATGTGCTTCAGACAAGTAATTATACTGAGTTTATTGGGATGAGTATTGTTTAAAGGGATATTGTTTATAAGAAAAATTCTTCGTATTTTTATACATTAATAAGAAAGATGAATGTCGCGTCTTTATGAAGCGTGGATTGAAACATACATTAATAAGAAAAGAAAATATGAGACAATTAATTCCTTTAGATGATAAGAGAAACATAGTATTGATTTCCAGTGATGATGTTTCCGAAATTGATATGGATGTCGTAACTTCTATTGATTACGGAAACATCTATGGAGAAGCTGTAACCTGTGCTGCATTGATGAATAAGGTAGGTGGATTGAGAGCTGATGCACAGGCAATTCTATCTTCTGTAAAGTTAGAATGCAATATTTACGAAGCGGATTTAAAAAGAAAGTTTCGCAAGGAAGCACTGCTAAATGGCGGAAGAGTTAAACTTGGAGATGATTCGATTAAGCTGACAGAAAATAGTTTAATGGAAGCTATTATTGGAGACAGAGGCTATCAGGTTTTACAAAAAAGAATTATCTCAGCAGAAAAAGATTTAGGCTATGTAGATTCTCTTTATTGGGCTTTACAATCTAAAGATAAGAAGCTTAATAATATTTTACCCAAAATAACTCCAAAAGAGTTTTTTGATGAATTAATTGAAGGTGTGGTTAATACAATTACAATTAAAAAGATAGAAGGATGAGAATTTATTTAACTAAAAATATTTTTATCGAACAATGTGCGTATGCTCCATTTGCATGGGACTTATACACAGTTTCTAAAGGAATCCGTAAAGGAGAAATGAAAGAAGTGGAAAAGAACGTCTCTTCTGGATTAGATCTTGAATTTATTGCAAAGAAAGCTGCATTTTATGAATTAGATATGACGCAAGAAGAAAAGATGAATTTAGAACAATTTGTGGAGAAATTTGAAAAGATTCAAGGAGAAATTTTAAAAGAGTTAAAGAAAAATATTAATCAATTTAAAAAGTAAAGAAAATGGCATTTGACAGATCAAAATTTAAGAAAACGAGTTTACAGGCAATTGAAACTATTTCAAAAAAAGCTGAAGCAACAATGCCATCTTCCGGTGGTAGTAATTGGGTTCAATTTGTTACTGTGGAAGATGGTTTGAATGTTTTTCGTGTATGTCCTTCTGAAACAGGAATGGCTTATGCGCCTGTAAAAACTTCAAAGTTACCAGTAGAAGTTCCGGTTTATGACGGACAAGGAAATGTAACCGGTAAAGAGGTGAAAGACAAAAATGTTTTCTGTGCTGATGTTCATGGAACAGATGTTTTAGGAGGAAAGGATCCTATTGCATCATATATTAAGTATGCATATGAATTAGCAGATGAAATCCAGGATACCGATGAAAAAAATAAATTCTTGGCTCCTATTACCGGTTATAATGGTAAGAAAGGTTGGGTTTGGGGAATCAGTCCTATTTTAGGATATGTTTGTTATGTCAACGACAACGGCGAAGTAAAGAAACTTCAGCTCAGACCTCAGTGGATGAAGGATATGAAAACTGAAAGTATCAAGGCCAGCTCAAAAGATACTTTGTCTCTGGATATTTTCAGTGATCCTACAGAAGGATATCCCCTTTGTATTGAAAAGACTTATGAAGAGGATAAGAAAGGAAAGAAGAAGGCTAAGTTTATTGTTTATGCTGCTTCTTTGCAAAGAGGTCAATCTTGGGAAGAATTTTTTGAAGCATCAGCATTGTCAGATGCTTTTCTGGAAAAATTGACTAAAGTCCCTTCTTTAGATGAAGCTTATGTCAATTGTTATGGCCGCAAAGATTGGGATATGGCATTAGACGGTTTGCAGCGTTTCGATGAAGAACAGGGTTACAATATTTTCCAAAATGATGCTTTTCTGGATGAACTTCAAGAAATGGAAGCTCTTCTTCCGGAAGAAGATAAATCTTCAGAAGATAAGGAAGCTAAACACCAAGAAGAAAAAACTACACGCGATACGAAAGCAGTACCGGCTCAAAATATTACACGTCCGGCAGCAGCTGCAGCTGCCAGTCAAGTGCAAAAGTATCCTCCTTTGATTAAATTGAAAGCTTTTCTGGAAGATTATATTCGGACAGAGTATGAAGATACCGAAAAATTACCGGAAGATCTTCCGTTGGTCGAATTACGCCGTTGGTACGATCTTGCCATGGAGGGTCGAATGCTTCCTTTTGAAGAATACAAAAATGATCCTGATGGACTCCCTTTTGATGAAACAGGAGAAAACGAAGACTCTCCTATTGATGAATCGAAAACTACAAAAGGAGATGACACTCTCTCTGCTGCAAAAAGTCGATTAGCAAATCTGACTAAAAACAGAAGATCATAAAATGGGGTATATCATATCGCTCATTGCCATTATTTGTATTATAAGTATTTGGATTAATCCTTATCATGGAGATAGTGGCATGAGCGATTTATCTTAATAATTGAAATTATGAAATGTTTTATGTCTTTATTTGCTTTTTGTTTTGGATTATCACAACTCTATTATTATCATTAACTCTTATAGGATTATGTATAAGTGCGAGTGATGATTGGCAGGAAATGGGCGACAAAATGTTAGATAAATTATAAGCAAGATAATGAAAAATATAGCAGTAATAAGTACTGACTGGCATCTTCAATCCAAAAATTTGGAACAGATTATAAAGCTCAATGAACAAGAAATTATTGAAGCAAATAATCATGGAACTAAATTACATATTTGGTTAGGAGATATTTTTGATTCAAGAGTAAGCCAAAGACAGGATATATTAAATGGATTGACGCGTATAATTGAGATGTATGATGAAGCCGGTCATCAGATTATATGTATTCCTGGAAATCATGATAAAACGAATTATAACAGTAGAGATTCTTTTTTAGATGCATATAAGTATCATCCTTCTTTTGATTTGATTGATGATATTGATGTACGAAATATAGAAGGGATCAACTGCTATTTTGCACCTTTTTTTGAAGATAAACTTTTATATGAAAATCTGGAAGCAGTTGAAGGAAAAGAAGGTCTTTTGTTTGGTCATTTTGCCGTTTCAGGAAGTGTTAATAATGATGGTACAAAAGTCGAGAATCGGATAAAGCCTTCTATGTTTAAAAGCTTTCAAAAAGTATTTCTTGGACATTATCATAATTATCAAGAAATAGGAGGGAATATTCTGCATTTAGGAAGTCTTTCTCAGAATGATTTTAGTGATGATGAATTTAAGGGATTCTGGTTACTTTCTCTTGAAAAAGGAGAGATCTTCTTCGATTTGATTCCTTCAAAAGGAGTGTCTTTTAAGAAACTGGAAATTAATTTAGAGGAAGTATCTCAAAAACAGGTTAAAGAATTAATCTATCAATTTAAAAAAGAAAACGAAGGCGCTAATCTTCGTGTAATTGTTAAAGGAAATGGAGATTCTGTACAATCTTTTGATAGTCATGAATATCAGGAACTTGGCATTGATATCAAGAAAAAGGTTAATGAAATAGAAGGTGTTGATGCAGATGAAAGAATTTCAGCTGTAAATGCTCTCTCTGCTGAGGATATCACAGATCGATTTAAAAACTTCTGTGAAGAAAATTCTTATGATTATGAAGAAGGAATGACAATTTTAAAAGAAATACTTTATGGCGACAAACGGGGTTAAAGATTTGATTTCTCGAATCGAAAAGAAATTTGGAAAAGAAGCTGTTTCTCATGGAACAGCAAATGTTGATTTTTTACATTCTGGTTCTTTCGGATTAGATATAGCTTTAGGTGGAGGTTGGGCGATTGGTCGTATTATTGAAATCTATGGACCAGAGTCTTGTGGGAAAACTACTGCAGCTATTCATGCAGCTGTTGAAATGCAAAAAACCGGTCGTGCAGTCGGATACGTGGATGTTGAACAGGCAATGGATCCTGAATATATGCAATCTCTTGGATTGGATATGAGTGATGAAAAATTTATTTTATCTCAGCCAGATAATGCAGAACAGGCAATGGAAATCGTTCGTATTATGTGTGAAGAACCAGCTATTGGTCTTGTAGTATTAGATTCCGTTGCAGGCTTGACTCCCACTGCTACTTTAATGGGTGAAGCAGGGGATGCTAAAGTGGCCTTAGTAGCAAGATTAATGTCTGCTCAATTAAATATTTTAAAAAATATTTGCAAGAAAAATAATTGCATCTTGTTTTGTATTAATCAAATTCGAGATAAAGTAGGCGGAGGTTTTGGATTTGGAGCGGCTACTACTCAAACTCCTGGAGGTAGGGCATTAAGATTTTATTCCAGTCAAAGAGCTGAAATGGCAAGAATCGGTTCTGAAAAAGAAGGTGAGGAAACCGTTGCTAATAAAACACGAATCACTGTAAAGAAAAATAAAGTAGCAAAACCTTACAGGAAATGTGATATTTTGATTCGTTTTGGTATAGGTTTCGACCAGATACAAGAAATTGTTGATTTAGCGATTGAATATAAAATCTGTACTAAAAAAGGTTCTTTCTTTTATTATGGATCAGGAGATGATTCTTATCGTTTAGGTCAAGGTATGGCAAATGTTCGTGAGATTTTAGCAAAGGATTCTGCTTTGTTAGAAGAAATAAAGGATTTAACTACACAAGCTATTCAAGAGGCTGAAGCAAAGGAGGAAGAAGATGAAACCGATTAATTTAGAAGCAAAGAACTTCCTCTCCTGGGCTCATTTGAAATATTCTTTTGAAGATCGTGTTATAGCACTTTCAGGGGATAATAAGACAGAGGAAGATCAAGGGGGTAATGGTTCTGGTAAATCTGGAATCCAACAAATGATCTATTATGCATATACAGGAAATAATATCCGTAATGTATTGGATAGAAAATTAGTTCGAAGAGGAACGGAAGAAGCTTGGGTTCTTCTGGAAACTTATTGCCCTCAAAGAAAAGAAACCTTGGAAATTCAAAGGACTATTCCTATTAAAGGGAGTAGTAAATTATCATTAAAAATAAATGGTAATCCAGTGAATTTTGCCAATGTTATGGATGGTAATAGGTTTATTTTAGAATGGTTAGCAATTTCTCCAGAAGATCTGAAAAGTTATTATATCATTTGCAAAGAATGTTATAAGTCTTTCTTCAGATCTTCAAATACTGAGAAATTAGCTCTTATAAGTCGTTTTATTAACTTTTCTTATATAGACGAAACGAAAGATGTTATCAATTCACAGATCGATGCTTTAAACGCAAAGAAACGATCTTATGAACAAGAAAAGAATATTCTGGAAGGTAAGCTTATTGTTTATTCAGAGCAATTGGAAAAGGAATTAAATCGAGATCTAAAAAAGGAGCGGGAAGAAAAAATTGCATCTTATGAAGCTAAGATCCACGCACTGGCGGATGAAGTCGAAACAATTGATAAGGGTATTGAAGAAAGAAATCAAACTTATAATGAATTATCGAGGAAAGCGGCTGAAAAAGAGGAGTTTTTAAAACTCTTAGAAAATAAAAGAAAGGATCTTCCAGATATCACTTCTTTCCAGGAAACGATTAAGGAATTGAAAGATGAGCTTTTCCAATTAAAGGAAAGCCAAAACACCTATTTGAATAAGCAAGAAATTAATAATCATACAAGAGGGAAAATTAAACAAGAACTTCAGAAAATTCACATCAATTTAGCAGGGAAAATTACCTGTCCTAAATGTAAACATGAATTTTTGACATTGAAAGATACCTCTTTAGAATTGGAACTTGCAAAACAGAAAAAATTATTCAAAGAGGATAAAGATTTAGCAGCACGTGATGTGGAAATTACTAATCAATTAAAAGAATATGAAGCTGTAATTTCTGATTATATTACCGCTAAAAACTCTGTGGAAGAAGAAGAGGAAGAAGCCCGCAATAAAATCCGAGGATTAGAAAATCAAATTTCATCAGCAACTTCTGATTTATCTTCTGTAAGATTGAAAATGAAATCTATAACGGAAAGAAATGAAAATGCTTTAACTTTATTGGAAGATAGAGCGAAAGAAGTTGAAAGTTTGGAAAAGAAGATCAATCAAGTAGATGAAGAAATTAAAGATATTGATACCAAATTCATTGAAGATAAGATCACGGAAATTACTGGTAATATTAAAGTTGAATCTGATAAGATCACGGAAATTACGGATCAGATTTTCAAGAAGAATCAATGGATCAATAGATTTAAGGAATTTAAAATGTACTTGGCTATTGAGCAAATTAAAAATATACAAGCACAGGCGAATACAATTCTTCAGAAAGAACGAAGTGATTTGAGATTAATCATCGAATCTTTCAAAAAGGATTCAAAAGGAAATGTAAAGGATGAAATAACACCTTATGTATTTCGGGAGCAGGCAGAAAGTTTCTGGTATTATTCAGGAGGTGAAAGAGCTCGGGTAGAAATTGCGTTAATTTTGGCAATTCAAACAATGATTAACGCAACAAATAGATATGGTGGATTGAAATTACTTTATCTGGATGAGATCACAGAAGGTCTCTCAGAAGAAGGTCTCTATAATGTAATTGAGGCGTTAAATTTTATACAGTATCCTGTTTTAATTACGACTCAGGTAAGTAATCAAAATGTAAAATGTGCTGCCTTAAAAGTTGAAAAGGTGGACGGAATAAGTAGAGTGGTATGAAATATTCAGTAAGATATTCGAAGGATGCAAATACAGATATCTTTATAGGTAAAGGTGGAAGTAAAATAGTTAGAGCTCAATATCGAGGCTGTGAGGTTAATTATAAGGTAAAGACAGATAAAAGGACCTACAGGATGAAAGCTATGATTTTACATGATAAATCCAAAAAGGGGCCAATTTGTGCTCCCCATGGCGGTAGAGCAAATTGGGGCTCTATATTTGTATGTGGATTATATCCATTTAAAGGTCCGCTCTTATTTAAAGTTGTTAAGATTTTAAATAGAGGAGATCTTAAATGGGTAACGAAAAATTTTTATGATAAAATTATGTTGAAATGAAAATATGGATTGGTATTGACAATGGCACTACCGGAACTATAGGTGTTATTGAAAGAGATGAAGGTGTTATTGATTTTTTCAAAACGCCAGTGGTAAAAGGACAAGATTATACAAAGGCCAAGAAAGAAATTTCCAGAATAGTAGGAACTGAATTGCAAAGAAAATTAAGTGTTTATATTCCTGGTCCGAATTTACAGGTTTTAGCTTTGATTGAAAGACCTATGGTTAATCCAACAAGATTTCAATCAACAGTAACAGCTTTGAGAGCTTTTGAAGCAACTCTGGTAATTATTGAAACTTTAAAAATACCTTATCAATTTATTGATAGCAAGGAGTGGCAAAAAGAGCTTTTACCAAAAGGAATCAAAGGTTCTGAAGAGTTGAAAAAAGCTTCTCTTGAAATAGGAACAAGATTGTTTCCTAATTACGTTATATCCAAACATAAGGATATGGATGGGTTATTAATAGCGGAATATGGTCGACGAAAAAATCTATAATCATGTGTAAAACAGAAAAATTCTTCGTATCTTCAATCGAAGATAGATTAGAAGGCGTAAGCAGAGATATCCAGTATTTAATCGATAATCATTCAAAAAATAAAGATAAATGGATCTGGTTTCAAGCTAAGCTCAATGATATGTCGAGATTGTTAAATTCAATTAAGGAGGAATAAAATGGCATTAAAATTCTTTTGTGAAAATCCGGATTGTCCTGGTTTTAGGAAAACGATTGCTGGACATAAAGTTCAGTATGTATTGAGAGAAGGCAAATTAGTTCCTTCCCGTACACCAAATTGTAGAGATTGTGGTGAACCTCTTGCTCTTATTGAAGAGAGAAATTCTACAGTTCCCAATATCAATATTGGAGAATTTAATGGCATGAGTGCAGAACAAAAGGCTGATATTTTGAAGAAAAGACATCAAGAGCATACCATGTCTTCTAATACAAAAGAAGAGGCAAAGTTTCATGCAGATAATACGTTAAAAAGATTTTTTGGAAATTAAATTATGACAGTAGATAATCTTATAGAAAATGCATGGGCTTTTGTTCGTGCTATGGAAAAACAGCTCATAGTTGTTGGCCAATTTGGAAGTATAAAATTTTATACTTTTGATGATTTTAGACCCAAGTCAAGAGACTTCTTTGCTAATGAAGTTATGGGAGGAAGAGAGGTTACCAGTATTATTGAAAACTTTGGAGCACATACTGTAATCCAAGATAAAGTAATTCTGGAACAAAGAATTCTAAGTATTGAGAAAAGAAATTTCTCTTTCTCTCATGATCAGTTTGAATGGTATAAATCAATAACAAATGATAAATTTTAAATTATGGCACGAATAGCACAGTATCAAAAAGAAAAGATCGTAAAGAAATCGGTGAGGTAGTAGATGAGTTTGTCGTAGCAAATACACCAAAAGAAGTTCTCGAGTTCGCCGAGAAGTACCCTAATGTTTGCAATATCGAAAAGGGGTTTTATTACAATTACATAAAGTGCTTAATGCATAAAATAGAAGGTTGTCATATTCCATTATCTCAACCAAAAGTTAGTGGTGCAATTCCAGAATTTTGGGATCGTTTTAATGCAAGTAAAGGTTGTGAAAAAATTAAGAATACAATCCTTCCCAAGATTATGAGATTGGAGAAAACCAGAAAAGAGATTCGAGGGAAGTCAAGTTGTGTTCTTGATACAATCAATACGTATAAACAATTACAAGAACAATTCCCTGAAGCATACAAAATTCTCATTGAAAAGGTAGATAAAGCAGAAAAAATCGTTCCTAATCGATGTGATTCCATTGAAGGATTGAGGGCACAACTTTCACAAATTACCGAAGAAAAATGACAGTAAAAGAGTTAGAAAAAAGAATTATCACTTGTAATGAAGCTTATCGAAAAGGTGAGCCTTTAATTAGTGATACTGAGTATGATCTATTGATAGATCAACTTAAAAGTATGGATCCTGGAAATAAAATTTTTGAAAGAGGAATAATAGAGAAATCTAATACACGAATGGAAAAACTTCCCATTCCTATGTATTCTCTGGAAAAAATTAAAGATGTTGAGGAGTTAAAGAAATTTATTCAAAATAACTGGCAACTTACACCAACTGATAAAGTTATTATTACTCCTAAGTATGACGGAATTAGTCTTTGTGTTGACGAATGGTCGCGTGAAGCGTATACAAGAGGAGACGGAGTGGAAGGACAACGTTCAGATGAACATTATGAAGCTATCCAAAATGGAGTCATCAATGCAACTAAACCTGGATGTTTTGAATATACTTTTGGTGAAGCGATTTTCCCAATAAGAGATTTCTTAAAAAATAAGGGTGAATATAAATCGGCTCGGAATTGTGTAGCAGGATTATTTAATTCCCCGGATATAAATAAAGACATGTTGCAGCATGTGCAATATGTGCGTTATGGGACTTCAAGGGATGATCTTGATAAAGTAGTTCAACTGGATGAAATACAAAGAATATTCAACTATTGTACTTCGTATTGGGTTACAACAGCCAGTGTTTTTAATAATGATAATGCTTCTATTTTAAAATTCTTAGATGGTATTTTCAAGAATTTGAATGAATATAAGTGTGACGGGCTTGTTATTGAGGTTAATAATTCTCTTTTGAGGAAGAAACTTGGTCGCTTGCCTAATGGTAATCCTCGCTATGCAGTTGCTTTTAAAAATCCAGAATGGTCAGAGAGAGCAGAAACGATTGTAAAAAAAATCGAATGGAATATTTCCAAAGATGGAAAATCAAAACCAGTATTGATTTTTGATCCTATCGATCTTTGTGGTGCAACAGTTCAAAGAGCAACCGCTCATAATGCGAGATATCTTTGTGATAACGATATTTGTGAAAATGCTGTTATCGTAATTGCAAGATCAGGAGATGTTATTCCTAAACACATTAAAACTATTCGTTCCAATGCAGAGGACAGAAGGCGTGAAATGGATAATATGATGATTTGTCCTTCTTGTGGAGAACCGTTAGTATGGGATAATACAATGACGGAACTCGTTTGTACAAATTCTGATTGTAAAGAAAAGAAAATACAGAAGCTTGTTTTCTTTTTTACTACATTGGGAATAGATAATTTTAGAGAACCGACAATTCGAAAAATTTACGAAGCGGGATATCAGACTGTAAACGATATCATTTCTAATGTAATACATTTTGATAAAATCGAAGGAATTGGAGCTTCATTAGTTGAAAGTTTAACTAACCAATTCGGTAAATTAAAATCAGAAGGAGTTCCGTTTGCTAAATTATTAACAGCCTACAATGTTTTCAATGGAACTTTTGGTGAAAAGACCTGTCAAATGATTTTTGATAAGTTACCTGAGTTTGCAATGGAACGTGTTTTAGATCTTAAAGAACTTCCTATTGAAATTCTAATTTCAATTGAAGGCGTGGCTGAAACAACTGCAATGGTGTTTAATGAAGGTATCAAGAGATATTCTATGTTAGACGCAGATCCTATTAAAATTTCAATGGTTTGGAATAAAAAAATTGAAGCAGCTGAAAATCAAATAGCGGTTTGTTTTTCAGGTTTCAGAAATAAAGAATGGGAGAATACTCTTATAAATAAAGGGCATAAAGTAGTAAGCGGTGTTTCAAAGAATACCACACATCTTATTGTAAAAGATAAGAATAGTTCTTCTTCTAAAATTAAAAAAGCCCAGGAATTAGGAATTACAATCCTAAATACGGAAGAATTTGAAAATATATTATTAACTTTATAGCAGAAAAATGAAAGAAAGATTCAAGATTTCGACATTGGAAATCGCAGGGTTTGTCAGTGTATTAGCAGCGTTAAGATTGCCTTTTGGTAAAGAAATGAGAAGTGATGCAGAATGGCTTCCTGGTCCGGCATCAAGGGGCACAGGACTCTCATTTAAAAGTAATTTTTGTATTGATGAAAGAGACTTGCAACTTATGTCAACTCTTGTCAAAAGAGGTGATGAACATGCGAAAGCTATCAGAGGATTGCAAGTATATGCAGAAATTGAAGCCCCTAGAGAAATATGGCAAGAATTGGACACATATAGAGTTGGGACTGATCGTCTATCTTCTGAATCGACGATGCATACAATAGGTAAAGGAAATCTCTCTATCAGAAATTTTGATGTACCTGATATCGTTGTCGATATGTTAGATCCTAAGAAAGAAGAAAGAATCATTCAGCCTTTGTTTTTTGAAACTCCTAAAGAATTAAAGAGTATTGTCAAAGTTTACGGAGGTAGAGAATATGAGATATGGAATAACGGAGAAATCTTTTCTTTGCCTTACGATAGAGAAGAAGATTTGGGAAACGGAATTAAAAGAATCCGACACTTTGAAAAGAAGAAAATCAAATTGGGTGTAACTAGAAATCAACAAGGTTATTATCAAGTGAGATTAGGAGGAAAGATAAATGGTAAAACTTATTCTGTTCACAGAATAATAGCTGAGGCTTTTTGTCCAAATCCTAATGAATTTCCAGTTGTAAATCATATTGATGGTAACAAAGGGAATTGTTCTCCGTCGAATCTTGAATGGTGTACAAGTAGTATTAACACTAAACATGCTTTTGATACAGGTTTAAGAGAGACTACTTTACATCAAAGATATCTTGCTTTTAAAAATTCTTCGAAATGGTCTGATGATTCTATAAAAGAATGGAAAAGTCTCAGGAAAGAAGGTAAAACTTTAAAAGAAATTGCTGAATTATATAATGTAGATTCGTCTTTTATATGGAAATATACTGAAGGAAAGTTAGATCAATATGATTCAGAGCTTGCTTATTGGTTTCGTTTAGCTTCTATATATGAGCAGACTATTGATTCTATCAACGAATTAGCCTCTATGTATCAAGAAACCGAAGATTTCGAATATGTACGAAGGATCAAAGAATTACTTCCAGAATCTTTTATTCAAAAAAGAATCCAAGTATTTTCTTATCAGACACTTCGTAGGATCTATTTTCAAAGAAAAAATCATAGATTGCCAGTATGGCATGAATTTTGTGAATGGATCGAGTCACTTCCATATGCAAGTGAACTAATCACTATTGAAAAATGAAGAAACTGTTTTGCATAGTATTTGTGTTTATGTGTATCTTGGTAGGTTGTAGAAGTACTCCTACCAAGAATACTAATCTCACTGTAACTTTAAATGATTCTTTGTATTGGAAAAAAACATCAGGAGATAGTTTGATAAAAATACCAGGATCATATGTACCTTTAGTTGTACTTCCAGATAAGTTAGATGTAGGTGAGAAGAAAGAAGAGAAAAAAGGACAAGCAACTGTCTCGGTTGAGAAACAAGAAGATGGGACGTTACTTGTAACTGCATCTTGTGATAGTTTAGAATTGAAGATCCAAGTATTAACTGAAGAATTAACGAAGGTCAATAAGCAGAATGAACAATTACAAGAAGAAGTTAAAGCAGCTCCCAATAAATGGAATTGGTTTTGGAAAGGATTTACAAGTGGAGCCTTAATAGTTCTTGGAATTATAATTCTTGTATTGGTAAAGGTGTTTAAGAATAAATGAAAAGATATTTTTATAAGGAGAAAGGTTATTATTATTTCGGTTTTGACTATAATCAAGATCTCTTAAATGAGATTAAAAACAGGTTTAAAGGAAGTTGGAATCCTGCAAATTTTGAATGGTATGTCAAAGCCGAAATTTGGAATATTGGTATACTCAATAAATTTATTGAGGAAAATAAATTCAAAGAAGCATATCCAGAAAGGGAAAGAGATGTTAAGCTTTCTCCTATTAGAGAAAAAATTTCTATTCAAGATGTTAAACTACTGATACCAGAATTAAATTTAAAAAGGATACCTCGTGATTATCAGATCGAAGGTATCCATTACATGCTTAATCATGGAAATTGTATAAATGGATCAGATGTAGGTTTGGGTAAGGCTCAGCCTTTGGATATGAAAATTCCGACACCTAAAGGATTAGTTAATTTTGGAGATTTAAAATCTGGCGATATAATTTTTGGTTCAGATGGATATTCTCAAAAAATAGAAGCTGTTTATCCTCAAGGAATAAAAGATTGTTATAAAGTAACTTTTACAGATGGATCTTCAGTCGAATGTTGCGATGAACATTTTTGGTCTGTTCGTGCATGGAAGCAAACGAATCCATTGCAAGTCATAACTTTAAAAGAAATAATGAATGCACCATTAAGAGGTAAATCTTGCAATAATACAAGAATAAAAGGACATGAAAGTAAGGGATATTGGAAATGGAAACTCCCTATAATAAAAAATCCTATTGAATTTGAAGAAAGAAAAATTTTACTTGATCCTTATACTTTAGGTTTTTTAATTGGAGACGGTTGTTTAAGGAGAAATCCCAAAGTATCTTGTGCGGATAAAGAAATATTGACTTATTTAAAGTTCCCAGAAGGTTGTTTTTTGAAAAAGACAGGAGAGAAACTTGATTACAATATTATTGATTCTATAAGTAAAAGACAAAATCGAGTAAAAAAAATATTGGAACAATATAATTTAATGGAAAAATATTCTTATGAAAAAGAAATTCCTGAAGATTATATTTATAATAAAAAAGAAATTCGTTTAGCGATCTTACAAGGAATATTAGATTCTGATGGTTATATTTCTAAATCAGGTCTTATAGAGTTCGGTTGTACTTCTAAAAAATTGGTTGAGCAAGTTGGCTTTATTGTTAAAAGTTTGGGAGGAATACACAATCCTATTAGAACTAAAAGAAGTTATTATGTAAATTCTAAAAAAGAAAAAGTGGAATGTAGAGAACATTATAGAATTGGAATCAATCTTCCCTCTGATATAATTCCTTGTAGATTAAAAAGAAAAAGAGATTTATTGCTCGATTCAAAAAAAACAGCACCTAATAGAAGTATTTGCAAAGTTGAATATATTGGAAAAAAGGAAATGCAGTGTATTAAAGTATCTAACCCTGATGCTTTATATGTTTGTGGAGAAGATTGCTTATTGACACATAATACAGCACAAACCATTATTTATTTAGAATTACTTGATTTGTTTCCCTGTATTATTGTTTGCCCTTCAACAGTAAAGGAAGGATGGAAAAAAGAATGGAGTCTTTGGAATCCAAATAGATCTCTTTCTATAATTAATTCAGGTAAAAAACAGAATTGGGAAGCTGATGTTGTTGTTATCAACTATGATTTATTGGGAAAATTTGAAGAGAAAAAATTATTGAATAAAGTAAAGAAGCAAGTTATTGTAAAATTTCCAGAACTTATTCAAAATAAATATTATGCAATTGTAGGTGATGAAATTCACCTTCTAAAAAATCGTCAAGCTATGAGAAGCCAAGCTTTTATTCAAATAGCTTCTAAAATAAATACACGAATTGGTTTAAGTGGTACAATAATAATGAATCGTCCAAGCGAACTTAAAAATGTTTTGAAATTTTTAGGTCGCTTTACTGATATATTTCCAGATAGCAATTATTTTGATTTCAGGTACTGTAATGCGAAAGTAACAGAGTTTGGAAGGGATGTTTCTTGTTGTAGTAATATTGAAGAACTCCATTTGTTGTTAAGACACTACTGTTATTTTAGAAAAGAAAAGAGAGAAGTATTAAACGAGCTCCCTCCTATTACAGAACAGCTCATTGAAATGAAAATCAGCAATAAAAAAGTTTATACACAGGCTGAGGAAGATCTTATTAATTATTTGGAAAAGGTAAATCCAGATCAGATAGAAAAAGCATTAAGAGCGGATCAATTGGTTCAATTAAATGTTTTGTTCCAGCTTTCTGTAGAAGGGAAACAAAAACAAATGATTGTTTTTATAAAAGAATGGATGGAAGCAAATGAAGATGAAAAATTGATTGTATTCGGTATCCATAAGAAACCTTTAATAGAAATGGCTCAACAAATAGAGAATAGTTGTTTGATCACAGGGGATCTTTCTCTTTCTAAAAAGATGAAAGTTAAGGAGGAGTTTATTACTGATCCAAATACAAGAATTTTATTTGCAAATATTCAGTGTATTGGCACTGGAGTTGATGGTTTGCAAGAAGCCTGTTCTAATGCACTAATTATTGAGCTTCCTATGAAACCAAGTGATTTAGTTCAAGCGATTGGTCGACTTGAAAGAATGGGACAAAAATCAAACATTAATATTTATTATTTGTTAAGTACTGAAACCATTGATATGAAAATTTGGAAATTATTGAAAGAAAAGAAAGAAGTTGCAGATACAATTAATAAGGGATTTGTAGATGATGTATCGTTAGAATTAATTAGTAGTTATAGAGATACCAAGTAGATCGGATTATTGAATTAATCTTTGTATATTTATATATGAAAAAGAAAGAGATAACAATATTTACAGATGGTTCTTGTTATGCCAAAGATCCTGAAAAAAGAGGTGGCTTTGGCGTTTATATCCAATGGGAAGACAAAGAATTTACCATTCAGAAAGGATATAAAAATACGACAATAAGCCGGATGGAATTAAGGGCTATCTTATATGCATTGAGAGCTGTTAAAGTAGATCAAGTTGTAACTGTTTATCTTTATAGTGATTCCGAGTATTCAGTAAAAATGATTCAAGAAAAAATTTTTGATTGGAAAAACAATTTATTGGAATTTCAATTTGAAAATTTTGATTTATTGGATGCTATTTTCAAGGAAATACAAAAACATCGATTAATGAGGTTGAAATTGAAGTGGATTCCAGGTCATCAAAAGGATTATGAGAATCCACTCACACGAGGTAATTTTATAGCAGATCAACTGGCAAGTTATAAACAATTCAAAGAATATGAAATTGATTTGGTAAATAATTTAGCTTACTTCTATCATGAAAATTCGGATGTTATTATTGTCGAAAGAGAAGATTGTGATTTTGGTAATGAAAATGAATTTACTCATCATATTGGTCCATGCAGGCAGAGAGATATATCTGAATTAAGAGAGGTTTGTAAAAATAATAATTTTGGTTGGCTTATGGATTTATATGATACTGGTAAATTAGATATAGAATTGGAAAACTAAGATAATTTTAGAAACATAATGGGAAAAGAATGGAGTAAATATCAGCTTGCAATTTTTGATGCGTATGAAAATACCAGAAAAAATATAGTTGTAGAAGCAACAGCAGGCGCTGGCAAAAGTAGTACTTTACTGGAATTAAATAAAAGAACTTCACCGGGAAAAAGAGTTTTATTCATGGCTTTCAATAAAAGTATAGCAGAAGAATTGAAAACTAAAGTTCCCGAACAAGTTGAAGTGGCAACGTTTCATAGTAAAGGATTAAAAACTCTTTTACAAAATGTCCGAGTAAGGTTTAAGATTTCAGAGAATAAATGTTTTCAAATTGGAAAGAAAGTTTTAGATTTGGACGACATAGAGGGGGGAAGTAAAAAGCAAGCTAAATATTTATTCGAACTCCAAGTAATTTGGAATTTTTTACGGCAAATGCTTTCGATTGATTATCGAAACGATATACCTCCTATTTGTTGGGAAAAAGATATAGAATTTCGAGAGAGAATGATTGAGGACATAACTTTGATTGAAGCAGAATGGAGAAAACAATTAAAGAAGATTTCTATAGTCAGTGAATTTATTATGGATTTTACCGATATGCTTTGGATTCCTTATATGATGATACCCTCTGAGAATTTTCCTAAGTATGGGGTCGTGTTTACAGATGAAGCACAAGATTCTAATATTTTGCAAAGGGAAATGATCTTGAATTATATTAAACCAGGAGGTCGATTTATTACAGTAGGAGATCCTTATCAATGTCAACCTGAAGGTACTAAGATTTTAATGTCAGATGGAACCAAAAAAAACATTGAAGACGTTCAAATTGGAGAAAGTGTTGTTTCTTATGAATATCGGCATGATAATTGTTTTGTCGGAAATTATGAACGTATTAAGAAAAAATCATTACAGCAATATAAAAAATTGTGTGAAAATTCTAAAAGTAAAATTTTAAAAATTGCCCAGAGAGAATATGATGATATTCTTTATAAAGTAACAACAGGTGATTTTACTTCTAAATATACACCGGAGCATATATGTTATGTGCGATGGAAACCTTCTATAAAAAATAAATTTGCTCTTTATTTAATGCAAAAAGGAGATTGGTTTCGGATAGGAATTACTCCTTATGTAACAGGTGCAAAAAGATCTGGAGGACTTTTATTTCGATTTTATTGCGAAGAGGCAGATAGACTTTGGCTTTTAAATTTGTATGATGATAAATCACAAGCCAGGTTAGATGAATTATATTATTCATATAAATTTGGAATCCCTCAAACTATTTTTAATTGCAGAAAAGAGAAAGATGTTATGTTTGGTCAAGAGGGGCTTAACACTTTTTTTAATAGATTTAATGGGGAATTAAAACAAAATGCAATAAATCTATTAAAGGTATTTGATAGAAAAATAGAATGTCCTTTTCTTAAAAAAGAAAAAGAAGATTCACGTTGGAAAACGGGTATTTCTTATATGTTTAATACATATGCTTGTAATATATTTCCAGAATTAATGCAGGTAATAATTTATGATGGTTTTAATTATAACAAAGCTTCTCAATGTTCAAGGGCGAAGCCTATTTATAAAGATATTGAAAATTGGGAGAAAATTTCTTATAAAGGAAAAGTCTTTTCTTTAGAAGTTGGATGGAATCAAAATTATGTGGCTGATGGTATTTTAACGCATAATTGTATTTATTCTTTTATGGGAAGTACAGTGGAAATATTTGAATCTTATAAAAGAATGGAAAATACTATTACTTTACCTTTGAGTATCTCCTATCGTTGTGATAAGGCTATCGTTGCGGAAGCTAAGAAGACCTTTGCAGATAAAATAGAAGCTTCACCTTTTGCGCAAGAAGGTGTTGTAAGAAATGGAGAGTTGAAAGAAGCGCAAGAAGGCGATTTTGTTCTTTGTCGTAATAACATTCCACTGGTTGCAGCATTTATCATATTTTTAGAGTTAAAAAAGAAAGCTACAATAAAGGGAAAAGATTTTGGTGAAAATTTATTATTAATTCTGGATAAAATCAATGAAATCAAAGACTTAGATGTTCTTTTATTAGAAAAGAAAAAATCTTTGATGGAAAAAGGAATTCCAGAGGCTGTTGCTATCAATCACCCCAGTTATGCTCTTTTAGAAGAGAAATGTATGATTCTTCGTTTGCTGTTCAAACGATGGCCAAGTATTTTTGAACTTAGAAATAGGATCAGTGAAATTTTTGTAGATGAAACAGAAGGGATCGTTCTTTCTACTATTCATAAAAGTAAGGGTTTGGAAGCTGACAGGGTATTCTTTTTAAATCAAAATTTAATCCCATCACCGAAGGCTACATCGGAAAAAGCATTATATTCAGAAAAATGTTTGAGATTTGTAGCGGTAACAAGAGCTCGTCACGAACTCGTGTATTGTACAATTTAGAATAGAAGGAGAATCTTGGGTGGCAGGTCCAGTAGCCTCTGGATTTAATCGCTCTATGAATTTTGTTGGTTGTGGCGGCCGAGTGATGACAGCAATTAAAAATAACGGTGAAGTTATTACTTCTAATAACTGGTGGCACCAGGGTGATGTTCCTGAATGTTTCAAAGAATTAATGCCTGATAATGCAAAATGGTTAAATGAAGATAAAGGACAAAAATTCTGTGATGTTTTATGAAAATAAAGATGGAAGAATAGCTTTGTGTTATTCATGTGTTTATGATGGCTTTTGTCATGCAAAAAATGAAATATTGCAAATGTAAAAATTATATAAAAAATGAGCACGATCAAATTAAGAAGAGCTAAGTTGTATATACCTGTTTTAAATGAGAAACAACGTTTATATAATGAAGTCTCAAAGCAGATGCAAGCAACTCTTCTAAACGCAAATAAAATACCTATTTTAAGAGATATTATTCCGTTTGAAGAAGCTTTGATAACACATCTTCAAATTCAGCGTATAAAACTTGAAAAGGATAAAAATTACAAACCCAAACCGTTTGTAGTAACTGTTGAAAAGAGTATATTTACCGGTATATTAAATGAAATGAAAAAGAAGAATAATAACGTAGAGAAAAGTGGTCATATCGCGTTATTTGGACAGTATCCCGGGATACCTGTTTGTTTCATAGTACCAGAAATTCGTAATAAAAAATCTCTTAAAAATGGAGAATGAACATGTTGACAGTCGGAATATAATCTCCGACTATGTTTTTTATTCGAAATACAGTCGAGTAAAATCAGATGGTAAAAAAGAAACTTGGAATGAATCAGTTTCACGTGTAATGGCAATGCATTGGCAATACTTTGAAGGGAAAATACTTGATAAAAAGAAAGATGCTTTCCAAGAAGTATTCCAAAAAGCGTGGGGTGCTTATAACGATAAATTGATTCTTGGAAGTCAAAGAGCTCTTCAATATGGAGGCCCTCAACTACTTAAAAACCATCTACGATTATACAACTGTATGTCGAGTTATTTGAATAGGGTTGAGTTTTTCGAAGAATGTATGGAAGCATTACTTGCTGGAGCTGGAGTGGGTTATTCCGTCCAAAAGCAGCATACGAATCAACTTCCTATTTTATTAGGAATAGATAAATCAAGAAGAGAAACTTTTATCATTCCAGATTCTATTGAAGGTTGGGCGAGATCTGTTGGAATGTTGATTGAACATTATTATTATCATCTTCCGCAAATTGAATTTGATTATTCTCAGATCCGCCCTTCAGGTGCATTTATTTCAGGTGGTTTCAAAGCGCCAGGTCATGAACCACTGAAGATTTGTCACGATAAAATCAGAAAGATTTTTGATAAGGTACAAATGCGTCAATTAAGACCTTTTGAGCTACATTACATTACTTGTGTTATTGCAAATGCCGTAATAAGTGGAGGAATCAGAAGGAGTGCAATGATCTCCCTATTTGATATCGATGATAATGAAATGCTCTCTTGTAAAACAGGTGATTGGTTTATTACTCATCAAGAATTGTGTCGTTGTAATAATTCAGCGGTGATTTTTGAAGATACTCCAAAAGAAAAATATCTGAATCTAATTCAGTATATTCAAAATTATGGTGAACCTGGAATTATTTTCTTATCGCATCCAGATCAAGTACTTAATCCATGTGCTGAAGTTTCCATGATTCCTTATGTTCAGGATGATTTTGGTAGAAGACAATATGGTTTCGGTTTTTGTAACTTATGTGAAATCAATGGTGCCAAGATTAGAACAGAAGAGGAATTTTATAAGGCTTGTGAAGCCGCTGCTATTTTAGGTACATTACAAGCTGCTTACACTGATTTCCCAGTACTTTCAGAGGCTTCAAAGAAAATTGCGGAAAGAGATGCTTTAATTGGAGTCGGAATTACTGGAATGGCTGATAATCCGACTATTTTGTTTAATGAGCAAATTCAAAGAAATGGTGCTGAGATAATAAAGAGCACGAATAAACTGGTAGCTGAGATAATCGGTATTAATCCAGCAGCAAGAACAACGGTAATCAAGCCTTCAGGAAATGCTTCTCAATTACTTGGTTGCGGAAGCGGTATTCATGCTTATCATTTTAGAAAGTATATCCGCAACATTCAGGCAAGCAATAATGAACAGGCACTTCATGAGATTGAAAAAGTATATCCTGAAATTGTATCAAAATCATTCTGGAATCCAGAGAGAGAAAGCGTTGTATCATTTCCTATTGAATTAGATGAAGATACAATGGTTCGTACCGATTTTTCTACAATTGATTTTCTGAAGAGAATCTATTCGACAAAGATGAATTGGATTGAAGATGGAACTAATTGGGATCATCCATCTACAAAGATGTGGCCTGATATTCGAATGAATGTAAGCTGCACAGTTTCCGTTAGAGATGATGAATGGGAAAAGGTCGCTGAATGGATTTGGTCACATCGAGAAGGTTTTTGCGGACTTTCTTTCTTACCAGAAAGAGGAGATCTTGATTATCCTCAAGCACCTTATACTTCTTATCTCAATGAAAAAGAATTGGCAGAAACATATGGTTCAGGAGCTATTCTTTCTTCAGGACTGATTGTTGATGGATTGAATGTATTCAATGATATCTGGACAGCTTGTAATGCAGCTCTTGGCAAAGCAGATGATTTATTGAAGTATTCCGATGAATATTTGCTTTCTTACATTAAGAAACATCTCGATAATGGTAAACTTCTTGTTGAAATTGATGGTCTTTGTGTCTCGGATGTAAATGCAATTTCCTCTCATTTACAGCATAAAGTACATTTAAGAATCGATTGGGTTCGACGTTTCAAAAAATTCGCTGCTAATTATTTTGATGGTGATGAATATAAATGTGCTAATTGTTTAAAGCATGTAAATATTTTCCATCAATGGCATAAAATTAAGAAGCAAGAATCTATTGATTGGACTTCCGTTGAATGGGAGCAAGAATTTAAGGAAGCCGGTAGTCAAATAGGAACAGCTTGCAGTGGTGGCGCCTGTCTTATATAATCTTAATCTTAACCAAAAAGTCTTTAACCAGTTGTTACTTTTTCATTTCCTGCGTATCTTTATCAAAATTTAATAGATATGGGAGAAAATAAAGAACAACTGGTTAAATTATGCCCTATGTGCAAGCGAAGTCTTTCTTTAGATAAGTTTCATAAATCAAAAAAATAGATTTTTAGGGGTTGATTGTTATTGTAAAGAATGTGTTTCTGCAAAAAAAACTAAAAAGCAAAGGGCTTTGCATTTTATTGATGTGAATAGATCTCATAAAATATGCCCTTCCTGCGGTAAGGATTTACCAATAGAAGAGTTTTATAAATCTACAGGCCGCGCTGACGGACACTTATGCTATTGTAAATCCTGTATAAAGGAAAGAGCACGTTCTCGTATTAAGTCTGAAAGAGAAATAAATCAAAGAAAAGCCTACGGAGCTTCTGAAAGATATAAAGAAATTCGAAACAATTACTTGTCTTCTGAAAAAGGGAGGCAGGGGGCAGAAAAAAGAAAAGAAATCAGTAATAAATCTCACAGGGAATACAATAAAACGGAAAAAGGAAAGTTAGTTACGAAAATTAGTCATAAAAAAAGACAGGAAGAAGGTAAGGTTGTTGAATATTACAAAAAGAAAAGAAAGGAAGATCCTTCTTTTAAAATAAAGGAACATTTGTATAATCGCCTTTGGTTTTCTTTAAAAAGAGTAGGAGCTAAAAAATCCGTTCACACCCTTGACCTTCTTGGTTGTTCCATTGAAGAATTTAGACTTCACATCGAATCTCAGTTCCAAGAAGGAATGACTTGGGAAAATCAAGGAAAAGATGGTTGGCATTTGGACCATATCATTCCTTGTAAATATTTTGATCTTTCCATTGAGGAAAATCAAAGGATTTGTTTCAACTATAGAAACCTCCAGCCCTTATGGGCTAAAGATAATTTAAAGAAATCTTCAAAAATTCCTCCAAATTATCAAATATTGTATTTTGAAATTAAAAGGGCTTTAAAAATCGACTAAAAGATACCCTAATTGCACAATAGTTAAAGACTTATTCTTATCTTTATACATAATTAAAAAGCATGGAAGAACAATTGAAAAAATTTGTTTGGAATAAAAATGGTTGGCCTGAACCGATCACTCCTAAAAAGATAAATCCTAATATTCGAGGAGAAAAGATCGGCACACTCTTATTAGATGGAAAAATCTTTGCTAAAGGTAGTTTTCCGTTGTTACAAAAGAAGAAAAAAGAATACTGTAAGAGTTATGGTATTTCAAAAGAAAGAGCAGATAAACGCTTTAAAATGACTTATTAATGGAATGGAAGAAAGAAGAAAACGGTTCTCGTGAATATTTGATATTATCTTCTGGAAGGAGATTAGCTACAACTAATCACGTAGTGGGAATAAATCCAGAAGATCTATCTATTTATTCTGGAAATGGCATGTATTTGGAAACAGATATTTTGCAAGAAGAGTTCATGAATATGGAAGAGGTAGAACAATTACCTTTGACAGAAAGTGAAAGGGCTGAACTTGCTGATTATATGATTTCAGTATGGAAGCAATTCAAGCCTGCAGGGAAATTAGGTGAAAAAGATTTAAGGATTGGAATGGTAGTAAATCTTTTCGATGGTACTGGAGGTGAAATTATTGCTATTCAAGGAAAGAAATATAATGAATGGCAAGATGGAATTGGACAGCCGGCAAGTTTTAATTATGTAGATACTACTGGAAGTATACGATGGGCGGAAATTAATGAAATTAAATCAATAGAATATGGCGAAAATTGAAGGATTAATTCCCTTTCTCATCAAATGGGAATGTGGGATCGAACAGAAAAGAGATGAACCTCTTGAAGCCTTGTTTCAAAGAGCGAAAAACAGTAAATATGGTTTTGTCAATGATCCAGATGATAGAGGTGGTGCAACAGTCATTGGAGTAACCTTTGGTACTTTTACTACTTATTGTAAAAAGAACATGATCAAGGCAAATCCGACAGTTGAGGATTTAAAGAATATTGATTTCGAAACTTGGCTTACTATACTTTCCAAAGAATATTGGGATCGTTGGAAAGCGGATTTGATATTTAATCAATCAGTTGCCAATATTTTGGTAAATTGGGTTTGGGGGTCTGGCGTAAATGGAATAAAAATTCCACAAAAGTTATTAGGAGTCACTGCAGATGGAATCGTCGGACCAAAAACTATTGAGGCATTAAATAAGTTCAATCCTGAGGTTATCTTTAATCAAGTTCGTGAAGCACAAACTGCCTTTTATTATAGAATTGTTGAAAAAAACCCTTCTCAACAGAAATTTTTAAAAGGCTGGATCAATCGTTTAAATGATTTAAAATTCGAAGAATGAAAGAAGAATGGAAAATTATTGGAGATTGTAAAGTTTCTAATTATGGAAAAGTTTTGTCTATTAAATCAGGAAAGTTAAAGCATTTGAATAAAAATCCTGACGGGTATTTACAAGTATGGGTTGCTGGTAAACTCGAAAGAGTACATCGTCTTGTTGCGGAAGCTTTTGTTCCAAATCCTGAAAATAAGCCTGAAATAGATCATATAGATACTAATCGATCTAACAATATTTCCTCTAATCTTCGATGGGTAACTCACAAGGAAAATTGTAATCACCCTCATTTCATTGAAGTACAAACAGAAAGGTTGAATGCGTTTAATGAAATGAAAAAGAGACCTCTTATTAAAATGGACTTAAATAATAAGGTAGTAGAGGTCTTGGCGTCTTTAACTGAAGCTAAGAAAAGGTATGGGTTTGATATTCCTACGATAAAACAAAGTATATCAAGGAATACAACAGCCTATGGTTATAAATGGAAATTTAAAAATAAATAATTATGTATTTCGAAGCAGTAATTAATTTTTGGGAAGAAGATGTGGACGAAAACACAGGTGAGGATGTTAATGTACATGTCCACAAACATGTCCTGTGTCAAGCAATCAATTATACAGATGCTGAAGCTTTGGCAACGGAATATGGCTCCGATATCACAGTAGAGGATTTTGATATCAATCCTATTAAAGAAATGAAAATAGAAGATTATCATCCTCTACCTGGTGAACCTACTGATGTTCCTTGGTTTAAATGTGGTTGCATATATTATGATATCAACGAAAAGGGAAAAAGAAAAGCATATAAACGTGCAATCTTAGTCCAATCTTCAGATTCTAAAGAAGCAGCTGCCAGGGCCAAAGAACTTATGAATAAATGGTCTCACAAAGACGATTGTGAAGTTCTAAATATAACAAAGACAAAAATTACTGCGATTTTAACCCCATTATAAACGTAGTTAATTAAAAACTTTGTATATTTAGCTGTACATAACAATAACAAGAAGAAGTAGTACAAGGTTTGGTTTAGTTTTTCATGACAATTAAGTTGGTTTGGAATAGGGGGTTTGTGAAAATCTCCTATTTTCTTTTTAAAAGAACTCCAAAATTAATTTTACTCAGTAGATTATTTGTATCTTTAGATAAATAAAAATCAAAGAGTTATGAAAACAGAATTATTCAATGTCTTCACAGAAAAACAAATACAGGCGATCAAAGATTGCCTACGTTATGGATTATGGGGGAGATACCGATTGTTTATTCAAAGGAGATGAAGAACCAACAATAGAGTATGGATATTGTACTTCTGATATAGCTAAAGGCAGACATTTTAAAGGAAAAGAAATCTCTGGAATTTGTTCGAGGATTTCTAAAAAGATCGAGGAAGAAAAATTAAATTGGATCGAGTATATAGCTAATTATTGGGATGACGGTGATGGAATGATATTTTTTCATCGAAAAAGACTCGAAGCAACTAAAGAAGAATTAATTGAATGGTCAAAAAGTTAAAATATGGAAAAGATTAAATATTTGAAATTCAAAGTAGGTGACTCCGTAACAGTAAAAACTGAAGAGGAATTACGTAAGGATTTGGAGTATAAACCAGGAATAGGTTTTTCAGATCCAATTAGCGGAGTTGTTTTCATTGATGCAATGAAAAAGAATTGTGGAAAGAAAAAAGTAATAAAGAAAGTTACTCGTTACAATAGTGTCGATCTTTATTACTTTGGTCCTGATCCAAGAATGGACTTTGCTTATGTAGAATCTTTTTTAAAATAATTTTATGGCAGCAAGAGAATGGGTCAAACTTCGTTTCAAAAAGAATAAGAAAGAAGGAAAGGACGAATATCTTATCTATCAAGGAAGTGTTGATATTATTGGGAAGATTTGTAAAACAGATGGTTCAGAAGAATATCATATAGAATTTGGTATCGATTTTCCTATTCGTTTTAGAGAAACTTATTCCCAAAGAGAAATTCAAAAAGCAAAAGAGGATGCTCAGGATAGATATGATATGATTCGAAATGGAAGAAGAGAAGATTTTCGAACACTTCTAAAATGGAAACTTTATAAAGAAATAGAATGAGAGGATTCTGTACTATTAATGTAGATGCTTCATTTGATCATAAGATTAAGAAAGGGTCTTTTGCTTGCCTTATTGTCTCTGATGATTTAATAATTAAGGCAGCAAGTTCTTTCAGAGAACCTTGTTTAGATTCAAATGAAGCGGAAATTAAAGGACTGATAAACTCCCTTCATCTATTGATAAAATCAAGATTCAATCCTACCACTGTAGTGATTAATTGTGATAACTCAACAGTAAGAGGTATAGTCTCTCAAAAAATAAAAGTAAATAAGAAATACGAACATTTAGCAAGTTATATTACACAACAGATGGAATGTTTTATAACTTGCTATCCTAAAATAATAAAGGGACATCAACATGGAAAGAATGGTAGACAGAGATGTAATAATTGGTGTGATGCAAAAGCTAAAGAGGTTCTTCGGAAAGGAACAACCTATTATGAAGAGATCGACAAACTTTGTTCTTGATATAGATCGTCTCCATAAAGTTTGTCTGGAAGAATTATCAGGAAGAGGATGCGGAAATACTATCAAACTTTGTTATGATATTCTTGGAGTGGCTTTAAGTGAAGCTTATAGCTGGTCAAAAATTAAAAAACCAATAGCAATTAAATGTATGATACCACTTAAATTTGCATCTGAAGTGATTGGTACATTAGAGAAAATTTGTATTGCGGAAGATGTTGATTTTAGAAGAAAAAGTGATTTTACAATCACCATAGCGGATACTGCATTTATATTTATAAGAGATTTAGGTACAGGAATTTCTTATAAATATATTTTAGAAGGAAGTGAATTAGATCCTCCAGCTATTACTTTCATGAATCCTGAATTTAGAAGTAGGATTGTTGAAGCTGTGGGAGATGGCTTTGGGGTGAGTCTCAGTACAAATAATAATTGATAAAAACGATCTCCGGATTTAAAATTCATCTCAGATTTCTTCGTATCTTTACTCTATAAAAGAAACACATTATGGAAATAAAAACTGAGTTCCAAAAATTAAAGGAAAAGATCAACTCAATGGATCGTCCGTTTGAGAATTATGATTTATGTAGTTGTAATGATATGTCACCAAACACATTACGGAAAACAGTGAGATGGTTTATGAAAGCTGGATATATTGACAGAATCGATAGAGGTGTTTATAAACGCATCAAAACGATACCAGAAGAATTAAAATCAACTGACTTAGAAAGAGAAGGATATGGGAGAATTAACAAAAAGTGAAGCTCAACAATTAAGGGAGATACAATTAAAAGAATCTCTTAGGATTGGAATGATGTTTCTCAGTCGTAGAGGAGGAGAGATTGTTCGGATTACAGAAATCTTTGATCAACAATATAGAGCAGGAGCTCACGCTATAACTCAATATCGATACGAAAGAATAACTGATCTTATAGAACGAACCTGGACTAATTATGGGTACAGTAATTTTACTGAGTTTTATAGAAGTTATTGTGTAGAATCCCCTATTCAAGATTTAGATAAATTGATCGAAGAAGCCAACTATATTCTTATTCATGGAGTGACTGATGATATTCATGATGATGACGAAGGAACTGAAATGTCATCTGAAATAAAGGATCTTATTCTGAAAAACGGTTTCTCAGATATTATGATAAATATAATATTCCAGAATACCCAGGTGATGGAGTATATATTGTTGAAGAATGTGTCGAAAAGAAACATTATTGGAAGCAGGGAGAGAAAAAATACGAAGAAACAAAACATAATTGCATCAAATACAATCCTGGAGGGGGCTATTGGACTTGGAGTGGATATTTTGACAGAAAGAATAATATATCTTTCTTGATCGATCTTAAAAAAGAAAGACAGATTCTCAATTATGATGGAATTGATATTGACGATGTTGACTTTTATATCAATGATAGAACAGACCGATCAAATTACTTAGCTTTCCTTCCTATTTTAAAAACGATCAAGAAACATCTTCTCGAAGAGCAAGATCAAGAAGATCAGTTTTGTTTAATGTTAATTGGTGAATGCCAAAAAAGAAATCTTGCTCCTAAAAAGGGATTGACTTATGAAGATATAATAATGGAACTCATTAATTGGTGGAAATATAAAAATAAATGGAAACGCCCGATCTCAAAGAATGATGAATCAGCCATGAAAATGATTGAACGGCGTTTATTTGCGGTTTCTAATAAAAGAAAATGGTTTAAATAATCAGCTCTCCACAATAGGAATTCCTATCGAAATAAGCAGTATCTTTAGTCATTAGAAACAAAGTAAAAAGATATGATTATGAATATAAAAGAAGTAGAGATTGGTTTGAGATATAGAGTATCTGGTGATTTAGCTAACGGTCACTATGCAGATGGTACGCCGAATGTAGTACATGAAGATGTGGTAAGAGTGATAAAAAGAATCACAGATACCCACGTAATTTTAGAATGTGGTCGTAAGTTCATCATTAATGACAATCTCAAAATAGAAAGATTCAAATTCGCAAAATAAAGGTCTATGAAAGCAAAGTTTAAAAAAGATCAAGCGGTAATAGTAACAGTGAAGAATGGTAATAAAATATATGGAACTATTACCAGTATCGACACCAATCTATGCACTGGAGAAATACAATATTCAGTGGATTACTTGAAGAAAGGTAAGACATGGACTATAATATGTGTACCTGAAAAAGCAATAGAATTAGTATAACTATTAATAAATTTAGAGTATGGAAAGAAAACATTTTTAGCAGTTCAAGCAATTGATTTGCGTCCAGGAGAAAAGATTTGCATTGATGCAAAAGGAGAAGTTTTTACTTGCACAGTAGTGGGACTTGAGGAAACAACAGTAGTCAGTGATGAAGACGGAGATCGATATGCTTTAAAACCTGAGAGAATCGTCCTCCTCTATGATAAGAAAAAGGACCGGATAAAAGAAACTGTAGATGTAGAGGAGATCACAGATGTTATTTCAAAAATCTTTGAAACCCCAATTGGTTCCGGAGGAGGAGGTGAAGCACAGTTCCATCCCTTGAGAGGGTTTGAAAAAGGATGTCTGGAAAAGGATAATACTGTATATAGCGGCGATTGAAAATTAAGTAATTAACCTATTAAAAATTTTGAAGGGAGGTGTGACCATGTATGACGACAGTTGGCCTTTTTATGATTAGCATAACAATACTTCGAAAAATTATTCGGAGATCTATTTAAAAAATTATCTTTCACAAGGAGGAAGGCGAAAATCCTGAAATAGAGTAGCCAACAACAAAGTTGTTAATAATATTACATAGAAGGAGGAGAGTTGTTAACTCCTCCTTCGTTTTTAATGTGATTTAAAAACCCTTTTTTGTTTTTAATTTGAAAAAGGTTTGGTATATTTACGCCATAAATATAAAACACATGAAAACAAGGGTATTTTACGATATAGGCTACGATGACAGAGAGGACATTCTGAAAAATGCTCCTGATTATATCCAAGAAGGTGGTACAGAGCTTGTTGAATCATATATCCAGTATGAATATGCAAGACGAATGTTGGATCAGCATCCAGATAGATGGTATACCTTCCGAAATAAATTAAAAGAGAGACAGACTGTGGATTTAAAGAACAAATCCATAAGAAGCATCATTTTAAGCAAATATGGCACAGAACAAGATGTTGATGATGCAATTGCTATCCAAGATAGTGTCTTATCAAAACTTATAGAAGATCTTGGTGAGAAAAAGGCTTCCCTACAGAAAGCAATAAGAGAACAAAAAAATAGAGGAGCTGCTATTGGTATTTACACTGAAAGATTATTAGAATTATTTGGTAAGTTCAATCCAGTAGAAGAAATAATCAAGATCATTAAAGCTGAAACTGGAACAGAACTTGGAATTACTGAACTAACACAATTTTACAATTCCAATAAAGCCATAATTGAGAAACGCAAAGAGGAATACTTACACAGTTCCAATCAATACAAAATAGCAACAGACGCAGGGCGTTTAGAGATTTTAAATACCCTGTTGACTGATATGCTTTTAAAATATAAAGATAGATTGGAGCAGGGTAAAGATGCCCTTGTAAAAGTATATTCTCAAGAAGTTCGTGCTATCCTGGAACAAGCCAGAAAAGAAGTAAAAGGTAATGAATTAAAACTTACTGTTGATGGTAAGATTGATATTACTGCCACTTTACATGGAGTAGAAAATACTGATAGAATTATGAGATGTGTACCTATTAATTCAATAGTTATTGGATTAGTGGCAGCAAAAGTGGGGTTAAATCCTACTGTTATCATCTCTCAATTAGCAACCTCTTATTATAAAGACTTTAATGGATTTAATCAAATGATCCTTGGTAAAGATAATATTCAATTACCAGGAGATTATATTCGAACTTATGATTGGGATGATTTAAGAGAAAAGAATAAAAAATTCTTGGGAGAAATGTCTACTCCAATAGAAGAAGCTTCTTATGAAGAAGTGGAAATTGCTGATAAAAAGAAAAGTGAAATTCTCGAAAGGATCAGGAGAATCACTAAAAAAGGTTAACAGCTGCCCGGTTTTTGTTTTATGTGTTTCTAATTAGGTTAGGAGAACTTGTGAAGGTTCTCCTTTCTTTTTAAATAAGCAAACCAAAATAAATAATGAAAACGAAATAAGACTTATCTTTAGTCATAGCAATTAAAACATAGGTAATCATGAAGAAAGAATATATTAGAAGAAGATTAGAGAAAGACGGTCATTCGACAGCCATTTGTATGAGTGGCACTATTATTGTTAAAGTAAACGGACATACTCGTTTTTACAATAGTTTGAATGAGGCTTATAAGAAAATATATGGAAAGACTTTTTAAACTCCAATATCAAATTTTTGTTTCATAATTATATTATCTTTAGTCATAAATAATGAAACAGTTACTTATATGTTTGACGTAAAAGAGGATATCGCAATCCACTATAAAGAATACTGGAACTTCCTGCAAAATTATCTAAGAAAGAAATTTGCAGGAAGTTTGGATGATGAAGAAGTTGAAGATATTTCCTCCCATATCTTTTTAACAGCTTTACAAAAACATGATAAATTTACATGGGAAGGAGAGGGTTCTTTTCAAGCTTGGTTGTGTATATTAGCACGTAATAGAGCTCTTAATTATTTAGGAAGTTCCGCTGTAAATAAGACATCCAGTCAAGAAAATGAAAATATTTCTTGGGAAATAAATGAAAAATATTCTGATACCCAGGATGAAAATAGGTTTCTTTATAATAAGTTGTTGGAATATCTGGAAAAGAATGAATCAAGCATAAACCGAAAAATTATGCTTGGATTTGCAAATGGATTTTCCTATGAAGAGTTATCAGAAATATTTGAGCTCCCAATGGGAACATTAAAATCAAGAATACACCTTGTAAGAACAAGAATATTGGAACACTTTAAAAATATAGAATTATGATCACAGCTGGGAAAATTGTCAAATTTGTTGACGAAAAAGGTGAAATTAGTGCAGGTACTGTCACTGATATTATTAAAAAAGATGGTATTCGAAAGGCATTAATTAATACTATAGATGGTAAGAAAATTTCAAAGGTTTTATCGGATATTTTTCTGGTGAAAAATTCAGTGAGAGGGAAACGATCATCTACTCTTTTAAAAGAGGTTGCTGCTTCATTAGGGAAAGAAATAGTGACTATTGATGTACAAAAACAATTACCTCCTATTGTTAGTCCAGGGCCGATAAGGTCAATTATTCCCGATGAAAATTCCCCTGAAGAAGAAAACAAAAAATTGTACCAGGAGAATGATATCCTTAAAAGTGAGAATGAGGAATTGAAAAAGAATCAAGAAGCACTGGAGAGGAAAATAGAGGAGCTGAAAAATTATATCAAGCAACCCTCTCCTAATGTAGAGATAATCAGAAGAATGGAGAAGACCATTTCTTATCTTACAAGAGCCATTGAAGCCAAGGTAGTTGGTAGTGACTTTGAAATGATAACTGAGTTGACCAACTGTATAAAGATGTTGAATGGACTGATAACTATTGAATGATTAGATTTAGGAGTGTTTGATTTTGTTTTTAACACTCCTAAATAATCTTTTATATCGAAATAAGCAGTATCTTTACGTTATAATTAAAACAAATAAAAACAATAAAACAATGAAAAGAGTATTATTATCCATCCTAACATTTTTATTAAAGGGAATCGGAGTATTATTGCAAATTTCCTTATCTGTAATAGTGGTTATAGTTGTATTGATAAGTGCTTGTAATCCAGATAAGCCTTTGGATTATTTATGCACACTTGCAATTGGAATGTGCCTTATGTATTTAATTTGGGAGACAAAATTAACTGAAGAAGAAGATCCTGAAGAGGATATTAATGAATAAAAGTAGTATCTTTAGGCAAACGATAAGAAAATGAAGGCAATATTTGAATTAGTGGATAAAGAAAAATTTGTTGTCCGCTCTATTGATAAAAATGGAGTAGAGTCAATAAGTAAAATATATCCTTTTCGTTCTTCATCAGTAGGAGCAGTCAAGAGAGCTTGGCAAACGAAAGGGTATCAAATTGAAAATAATTTACCAAAAGCAAGGTTATGTAATAAAGAAATAGTGGGAATCTGTCCTGTTTGTGGATTAGAAGTTTATGAAACTGGAGGATGGACCAAATATAAAGATATCTATTATCACCGTCTCTGTTTTGAAAAGAGAGAAGGGTGATTAGGTCATGATTATTAAATAATGTTTTATTGTTTCTGGATTGACGGATCGTGAGATTAGTCAATCCTTTTTTATTTTAGCTCGCCAAGATAAGCTTTTGCATAGAAATAAGCAGTATCTTTAGTCATTAGAAACAATAAAACAAGTAAGTCATGGAAAAAGTAATTGAAAACGGCTCTCAAAAAGTCCAGAAAATGATCGATAGAAATTTGATCGAAATAGAAGATATGAGAAAATATCAGAAATGGTATGAAGAAAATAAAGAAAGAGCAATCCAACATCTTTCTAAAATAAAAGAAATTCTTCATAAAAGTGGTTTTAAAAATCCAGTTTATGAGGATTGGATGGGGAATTATTATAATCCTTATATTGATCCAAAAGGGGATCAATCAGCTTTTAACGTTTACTTTAAATGTACCTTCAAAAAATATATTTACAGACCACCATATGAATCGCCGAAGCGATTCGAAACAATTCAGGATAGATTCGCTTCTAAGGTATCAAAACTGGAAGAAAATTTAACAAAAGAATTAGGGTTTGAAATATCTATTGATTGCAATCCTTTTTCTATTACTAAACGTGATAGTGATCCAGAAAATAATGAATTGGAGATTATAGTTTCCTTTAAATGATCAATTCTATTTCTCTTATAGAGTGGAACTTTCTATCACTATTTTTATCTTTTTTAAGCAAAATAATTTGCATAGGAGAGCTATAAGTTGTATCTTTATGATATAATAAAAAGAAACATAAACATTAAAAGAATTAATCATGAATAATAAAATTCCTTTATTTATAAGTAAAGGTAAACGTGGTACTTCCATTTACCTTATAAATTATCTTTCAAAAGATATTTTATTGATGGATCTTTTGAAAAATTTGAACCCTTGTTGGATTGGTGATATTGAAAACTACAATTTGGAAATAGATGGCCCAAAATTAGAAAAAACTTTTCATGAATGGGCCGTTCATTTCTTGAAAGGAGATTTTGAAATATTAGAATCTATATATGTTAAAATAGGGAGAGGAAGAAATAAATATCCTTTATCTTTTAAGGTACTGGTATTAATTTATTTGAATGATCCATTAATTACTTTGGAAAAAGTGATAGATCTCTATACATAATCTAATTGATCAGATAGATATTTTCGATGATAATTTTTATCTTTTTTAAGAATATTATTTTGGCGATCCTATAAATAAGCAGTATCTTTATAATACTAAAAGAAGCAATAATAACAATTAAAAGATATACGATTATGGCAACAAATAAGATTTTGAAAGAAGTAAGTTACAAAGGTCACACAGTAACAATGTTTAAAGATGCCTTTAGCCAAGAGTTTGCAATTATAGATGGCGACTATTCAAAGCTGTACGCTAGCATCGCTGATGCCAAGAGAGTTATTAGAGGCGAACAACCCTATTACGAGATAAACTAAGTTTTTAACCAGCAGGGCGAAAGCCCTGCATAGTGCATAACCTCATGATAATAGATGAATTTGGCGCACAACGTTACACTATGACAGTTAAAGAACTATCAAAGTTGTATGTAGGCATAGAGGACTTCATAGCCGATTGCCCACGTGATGAAGTGGATAAGAATAAAGAGGCAATCAACTCCGTTCTAATGATGGTTCATCAACACATGAATAGCAAAAAAACTAAATCAAACAAGGAGATATGATACTGGTAATAGTAACAAAGGATTCTGGAGAAATCCAAGTACCTTACTTCACCATCTTCATAGATAGTTTGGATCAAGGTTCTCCCATCTTTCATTGTTGAACTTGCAAGTTCAAAAGGATTTCTAATTGTACCATTATCTGCATCAGAAATATCATTCATGGCTTTTAATGCCCTATTCGCCAACTTTCTGTTGGTATCGAATTGCTCCGTATAAATATGGGTTGCTCTCATTTTATTGTTTGTTTTTATTTATACCTAAATATAGGGCTTATTTATTGGCGAGCCAAAATATTTGGATTAAAAAGGATGAAAATAATGATAGAAAATATCTATAGGATCGCTATGATTGATAGAAACTATTTATCAAAATAGCATAATGAAATATATAAATGAATCGCATATATATAGTTTTAAAGCGATTTACTGAAGAAAAATATTAAAACTATAGTCTTCCTAAGCTAAAATATAGATCGCTGTTTAAATCGCTTTAAAATAAATCAGAGGATAAAGTAGATCTATTAAGGGTATAAATAAAATCTATCAAAAATACAGTAGTATTTATTAGGAGAGCCTGAAGCATTTTTAAGCAAAATATTTTTGTAGGTATAGGAATAAGCCGTATATTTAGGTATAAGAAAAAGAGAAAAGATCATTGATGTATTGATAAGATTTATTAGGAGAGCGTTTAAATATTTTAAGCAAAATAATTTGGCGAGCTAAAATAAAAGCCTTATCTTTATATCATAATAATAAAAGCAATATTAACAATAAAAACATTACAATCATGACAACGAATGAATTAAGAAAAGAAGCAAGCAAATTAGGTATCAAGAATTATACCAAGTATGCAAAAGAAGAATTGATCGTTTTAATCGATCAGGCTAAGAAAGAAAATCAATCAGAGGAAATTGAAGAGATCCAGGAAATCCAACAGGTAAGTTTGCTACCAGCAATCATCTATCAGGATTTAGCAATGAAGGTAGAAGAACCTAAAAAGAGAAAAGGAAGATCAATAAGCTACGATATTCCAAGAGACGGATCGCAAGCTTATGAAATCTATAAGTATTTCGAAAAGCATTATATGGATAAGAATTGTACCATCTACAAGTGCTGCAAGGTTTTGGGAACTCCGAGCCACAATACCAAGAGAATATTTGATAAGTTTTTCAAACAGAAAAGGTTGGATTGGTTAGCCAACCAAGAAGAAAAGATCGAATATGTACAAGAAGAGGACATGAATTGATCAAATAGAAATAAGGTAGTAGAAATACTACCTTTTCTTTTGCTCCATAAGATAGATATTATCGATCCTAATTGATAGATAGGAGATAATCAAGAAAGAAGGAATAAAATGTAGATAGAAAATATTGATCAAAGGTATAGGGAGAAAAGAAAATAATAAAGGAATAAGATCAATATAAGAAGGTATAAAGAATGATATTAGGTATAAGGTATAGAAGGTAGGGTAAGATGGAGTAAATGTATTAGATCGCCTTAAAATAAGAAATAATATGGTAAGAGATAAGTATAGGATTAGGCAAGAAATAGACTAAGAAGAATAGGGATAAGGTATATATGTAAGGGAACTGGAAACCTTTTGATAGTATTAATCCTAATAAAGGTATAGAAAGAGAATAAAAATGTAATAAGAAAAGTCAAGTTTGGAACTCCAGTAAGAGGGGAACTATTGATAGATATTCCCTATGGGAGAAATAGAGGTAGTCGATAGGGAAAGAAGGATAGAGGGAAGTTATCGAGGAGATCGAGAAAAGGAATGGGAGATCGATAGAATCAATCGAGGAGAGAGGTAAAGATGATTGAGGGAATACCAGATAAGATTGATTGAAAGGATAGAGGGATTCGATTGGATTGAGAGATAAAAGCGATCGAGCGTGATCAAGAAACCTTATCTATATAAGAGACAATATCGATTAACCCATAGCTATCGAGAGAGCCCATATGATAGAGAACACCTATTAGATAACATCGATCATTATCAAGCAGTTAATAGATAAGATCTATTAAATAGAATCGATAAATAAGCTTGTTTTGATTAGTTTAATCGATTAAATAAAAGCTATCAATATAACTAATCAGATAGAAACGAGCGATTAAATAAAACCTATTAAAACGAAGGGAGGGATTGATATACTCGATCAAACAGATGATACCTTCTATCTATATATATTATAATATATATAGATAGAAGCGATGAAATGAAATTTATCAAGGGAGATCGAGAGGATCTATCAAGACGAGAGCGATAGATGTTGATTATCAAGAAGATAGATTATATTGATGGAGCGTTATGGAGCAATATTTGTACAAAAAACCCAAAAAGAACAATCCTTATTTTTTGAGATTGATTATGAAACACAAGCTCCCAAAACCCAATAGCTCCTATATATAAAATTTTCAAAATCACCTATATAAGCAAAAATTTGAGTCCCGTACCATGGAACTCCACTCAAAAACACAGACTCGAGAGTATATAAGATTTTCAAAAAGGTCTTTATATAGGCAAAAAATTAGGGCGGATACAAGGGTGAACTATTAAAGTAGTATCCGATTTTTAAGATAAAACTAAGACATGCTTAAAAATACACCGAGGTTAGGCCAAATCTTATGTCCGATTTTTAAGATAGAATAGAATTTTAAAAGAAAAACAATCCACTTTCGAGGCTCGCACGAAGAAAAGCAGTATCTTTAGGCATAACAAAAAAGAAGAAAGATATGATGATATCAATAGGAATTATAATCGGCATTCTCGGAACACTCTTTATGATAATCGAAGTATTCAAAGCACCTAAAGTAGGAGCTATCTATAGGAAAAAGACGAATGATCCTTTCGAAGAGTCTCTCGAAGAGGTAAAAGTATTGGATGTAAGGAGAAATGACTATAGAGAGACTATAGTTAAATTTCGAATAATAAAGGATATAAATCCCAGATTTCTGGATATTGAGATGACCTATGATATAGAAGAGTTCAGAGATAGATATACTAAAAAATAAAAAGATATGGAAGAGAAATTTAAGAAAGATCGCCAGATCAAAGTAGAGATTAAGAAGGAGGAAGATGCAGGGACTAATAGAAAACTGTCTTTGAGTGTCTGCATGAATCATCAAACAACTTGTCTTCCCTACATGACAGAAGGGGAATTGATGCGAGTAAAAGAAGCTCTTGAAGAATATTTCAAATCAAAGAAGATTGTCACAATGGGAGAATTGAGAAAGATGGAATATGAAGGTCTTTACAAACTTCACAAGCTAAGTGATAGCGATGCTTTCAAAAAAGCAAAAGTTAATATTTCAAAACTTCTTATATTGAAACATGATAATGTCCAGATTAATGATGCGATTATTTATGGACATATTATTGATGGTACTGCTAAGACTGGAGTTTATTTTTTTGAAAATACATTAGTTGAATTAATTACAGAGGAGGAAATAATATGAAAAGAAAAGTTGGAGATAAAGTAATTATCAAGTCACTCGATTGGTGGAAAGCTCAGCCTAAGAATGAGTATGGTAATATCATGAATGATATGGGATTTGTTTTAATGGGAATTATAATTCTCTTCTTAAATTTCTTCTACTTTGTTCTATTTAGCGATCTAAAAATATTTTTCCAATGAGTAAGAAAGTAACTAAGAAAGTTCTGCCTGATGTAGAACGTAGGAGCAATCATAATTGCAATCGTTGCTCCTATAAAGATAAATGTCCTTATACGGATAAACAAGATTGCATGGAGTACAACAACAATTTAATTAAAGAAAGTTTATGAACAAAAAAGAAGTTTCTGATGAATTACTTTCAGCTTCTAAGGAGATGTTTGATCTACTTAAAAAATATCCGTCTTTGGCTTATCACATCCAATTAATGGAAAGAGAGGGAAATGCAGTTTTCTCTGTATCTAACGGAACAGCTGATCTTATTTGTGACAGTCTTATTGTTACGGCTTACCGTAAACCTGTCTTCCAGAGGATTCTGGAAGCTGCTTGTGATTATCTTCGAAAGAATCCAAAGAAAGGACCTACGGAGGAAGAACAGGCAGATGAAATGATTGATACCTGGGAAATGTTAAATAAAGTAAAGAGAGATCCAGATTGAAGAAAGGATCTCTCTTTCTTCGTATCTTTAGAATAAAAAAGAATATGAAGTTAAACGTTTCTATTGACAGTAAGTTAGTGAATGTTCATCTCGGAGATCCTACTCCTGCTATTGCGATTATGATCCTGAACATGATTTTAGATGCTAAAAACGGTTCAGAACTTGTGCTTGGAATGAGAAAGATTAAAGAGGAGATACCTGGATATGATCATTTCTTTGTTCATGGATTTGGAAGAAATCATATGTGGGTAAAACAAAGAGTTTTACAGAAAGAGAATTACAATTGGATAACAGTTTACTTTTAAGATTATGAAGAAGAGAATTATTAATATGAGAGATGATTTTCGAAAAGAATCCTATGGATATGAAGAATATTACAGTCAAAAAGAGGAACAATTTAGGAACACAGAAACTGTTCCTGTGAGCACCGAAAAGGAACAGTTAGATACCAAACCCCAATATTCTGAAATTTGGTATTCATAAAGTTTTCTTTCTCAAAAATTGTTTATATCTTTAGCAAGAACAAAAGAGTAGAAAAAGTTTTCCGATTTTTTGGCAGTTTTTCTTTCCTGGAAGGAGTGTTTGCGAAAATACTCCTTCTTTTTTAAAAATTGGTTTCATTTAAAAATTAATAGATTATGTCAGAATACGAAAAAAAATTTGAAGAGCTCAAAGGAAGAATTTTAAAAATTCATCCCGATGCTATTGTACAGTCTGGAATTATAGGTGATAATGGTGAATTGATCTTCCGTACTACCATTCCGGGAGTTCAGATTATTGAGAACACTAACATTAATGCTTTAGCTATTATAGTTGAAAATCTGGAAGCTAAAGCAAGAATGAAAAGCAGACCTACAACATGACAAATGAAGAAAAATACAGTGAATACACAGACCTCTTCTATGATTATTTTATAGTTGAAGGTCTGTGTATAAAGGGATCTAATATTCCTGCTTCCTTTGTTGTATTTAAAGATGGTAAATCTAAATCTTTAAATGTTGGAGATGGAACTATTAACATGGCACAATATCTTCTTTACTTAGTTTCTAAGTATTTAGTTTGTGAAGAACAAAATCAGGAGATATGTATCAATCGTATTGGAGATGTTTTACAGGCTCTAAATCGCTTATCTGAAACTCCCTTAAAAAAGGCATTTGAACAATATCCAGGTATAAATTTTAGTTATGAGCCTGGATTCTTTTTAAGAGATGATATTTCAATCCAAATGAAAGAATCTTTTAAAACTGAAGAGATTACAAGTGCATATGGAATGCTTTATGAAGGTAAAAATGAAGATCCTTGTTTCTCACCCTTTGTAAGTCAAGATCAAATTTGGAATCTCGCTCCTATTCTTTCTTTCCTTTCAAAGGGTAAAATTATTAAAGACCCCTGGATTGTCGCAATGTCACAAAAAATATTGACCAATATATTAGATTTCGTGATTAAAAACAATCACACGATTTATAATCCATATTGGTCTTCTATTTATCACTACTGGACTTATCTCCCCACTTTTAATACAAATAAAGTAAAACCTTGGGATAGAATAAAAGATCGAGAAGATCATCTTAAATATAAGATAAAAGTAAAGAGAGGTGCTAACAATTGGTATTATGCTTATGGTTTTAGAAAAACTTTTGAGAAGAATTGTATAATTGGAAAGTATTCTAAATTTGTATCATTCTTGTACTCTCTTATTTATTATCCACTTACTTTCTGTGCTGAGAAGATTTATTTTCCTATTATGCACAGAATTTTTGGAACTCAAATAAAAAACAATTCTTATCATTGTTTAGCTGTATCGGGAGAGGTTTGGTTTGGAGGAAGGAAAAACTTCTTAAAACATCTTTCTAAATGTTTTAAGAGAGGGGAATTTTTTGAATTATCTTTTATCGAAGCTTTGAAATCAGGTAATTTTAAATCATTCGATCCTATGATACTTAAAAAATTTCTGGATGAATATCCTGAACCTGTTTCTACAGGAACTATGAATAATCCTTTAGATTATTTAATAACATATAATTTTTATAATTATCTGACCTCACTATAAAATTTTGGTATATCTTTACCAAATCGTTATAGTAAAACTTTTAGTATAGAAAGCTTAATTTCATATGTACGATTTCTTAGACGTCGAGATGACGTTTAACGAAATTAAAAACAGAGAAGTCTCCATCTTCTCTGTTTTCTTTTATATAAACAACTAAGAATCTAATGAATTTGATTGTTTATATGAGTTTTAAAATACGGTTCTGATACTTTATTTAGCTTTTATTATCTTCGAAAATAAAACACTCAAAAACATATAAAAATAAGTTCCAGTATCTGGCTCATTTCACTTTTTCTTTGTATCTTTATGTCATAATAAAACAAGAGAAGATAAAAGAATCTCACTAAAAATAAATGAGAAATGAAACAAGTAAACGAAGTATTTAAAATGAAAGTAGGTGATCGAAAAGAAATCGGCATTGCAGAACTTGATTGTATTAAAGTAGAGGTGGATAACACTACTTTAATGATGCAAAAACTAAGAGAAATAAGAGATAGAGGTACAGATCTCTTTTGCATTGAAAATGGAACTTATACTCGTTTGAAAATAAACGGAACTGTTTTTATGTCAGATACTCCTATGGAATTAAAAAGTAATTCTGAAGTTATAAATAAGGCGACTGGAAAAGTTTTTATTGGAGGTCTTGGGATAGGATTGCTTCTTCATAATTTAATGGAGAAAATTGAAAAAGGAATTGTGACAGAAATTTTCGTTGCTGAAAATAATTTAGATGTTATCAAACTTATTGGACTATATTACAAACATCCTAAGATTAAATTATGGCATGCAGATATTAATAATATGATCAGAAATCCTGTTTATACAGGATATAAATTTGATACTATTTATAGAGTAAATTATGAAAAAGATAGTTGTCTTTCTAATCCTTGTAATAGGATTAGTCGCTTGCAATAAAGCAGAAATAGAGATCAATCCATTCATTGGAACCTGGAAACAGATTACAAGTACCGAACATAAGACTGATGACATTATGATTTTTAAAGAAGATTCAGTCTATATGGGTCCAAAATTAAATATAGAGGTTTATAATTATCAGTATTTTTATACAGCAGATTGTTCTCACCTCTTTATTTATAATCTTGATAATAAAGAAAGAGGAAACTGGAAAGTTGATTTTACTTACGGAAAAATTACTCTCATGACAGTTCATGTGGAAGATAAATGTTATTTTTACGAAAAAATTAGGTGACTAAAAAGATAATTTGTATCTTTACCACGAATTAATAATAACAATTAAAATTAAAAGAGTTATGAAGAATTTTATTATTGCACTTATTTTTGGATTACTGTGCTCTATTGGTATTCTTACAGCACAGACAGTAGATCCTCCAGTAGGAACTGATTACGAGGCTTATTTTGCGACTTTTGCGGGAATTGTTTCTGTTACGAGTATCATCACTGAATTTATCAAGAAGCTGTTTAAAGTAGAACCAACAGCTTGGGTTCAGCGAATTATTTCGTGGCTTATAGGAATTATTTTAGGTATGTTTGCATGGGGATTTCATTTGGGAATGTTTAATGGATTGGATTGGTGGCAAGCATTACTATGGGGCCTCGGAGCAGGATTAGCCTCTAATGGTTTATTTGATACCGGATTAATCGAATGGCTATTTAGTTTATTTACCAAGAAGAAAACCGTATAATATTTATAGAAGGAAAAGACACGAAAAATATGATAAATTTCGTGTCTTTTTTATTTTTATAAGGGTAGTAAATATTTTTCTCAATAATTCATTGATAATCAACACTGGTCAAAATCGTATATAATATATATCAATTACATTGATAGACTTATTCTCTTATTCCTATTATAAATATAAAAGATATATCTAAGCTTTAGCTTATATATTAGATGCAATTTTGACCAGTTGATTATCAAGTAGTTATAGAATAGATAAAAAGAAGATCCACCCTAATAAGGATTTTTCTTTGAAAATATTTGGTAAATAAGGATATAAGCTGTATCTTTAGAGTATGATATAAAGAGGTGTTGTGAAACACGATAATTTATATACTTTTATTTTTGTTATTCGATAAGAAATAAAGTGACCTTTATGGTCACTTTTTCTTTTTAAAGGAGTTGTCTAAATAAAAAGAAACTTGTAATTTTACGTTAGCAAAAATAAAAGTATATATGGAGAAAAAATTAAACATATTAAGAAGTCAACTTACAAGAATTGCAGGTTGGAAAGGAAATAAAGGAAATTATTTTAATTCACCTAATCATCTTATAGAAACAATCGAATCAAATATAGGATGGAGTAAACAAACTATAAAAAAGACCTTGGATCAAATGATTCAATCTGGCGAAGTATTATTTGATAATAATAAGCTTCACAGAATGAAATTCATCCCTTCTATTGAATATGATAGAGTTCCTGATTATATTTTATTGACAAATCAAATTCCAGATGCTAAATATCATTTGGATATCAAAGACTGGAAAATTCTATGTATGATATATAGAAAAGCCAAGCATATTCATTATGTCTTTGAAAATGAATTAGATATAGAGCAAAAATCTAATTCGGAGGAATCTTACTTTTTCGGAATAGATTATATTTGCAGGAATCTATCTATGGAAAATATAGATTTTACTTACAGTGAAGTTAGAAATTCCATACAAAAATTAAAATTATATTTCGGCGATTCTTTCCATAGACCCCCTACAAAAAAAGAGATAACTAAACGTTATGGTATTTATAAGAATTTTTATTCTTGGAATTTTGAAATTCCAGAAAGATCTCAATGGAAGAGTATCATTATGAGAAAAATAATGGAACTTACTAATAAAGATGATATAAAATATTCACGTTATAAAATTGTAACTCCAGAAGAAAAATTAAAATTAGATAAAGCAAATTTAAAAGGTGCTAATCTTTCTATTTTAGATTGGTCACGTATGATTCAAATTGTTGAAATTCAATTAGATAAGTTACAAGAAGGAAAAGAACAATGGAAAAGTATTGAAGAGCATTTTAATTCATACCTTTTACAGATCAAATATTTTTTAACGAAACTTGCAGAAATGGGTGAGATCACAGAATTAATGGCACATCGATTAGAAAGAGAGGCTTCTAATATAAAAGAAACAAGTTTATTAAAAGAATTTTATTTAGAACTCCAGAGTAGATATTCGCCTTTAGTAATTTGAAAATGATTTATTTCAAAGAAAAATATTGACTATTAGATTTATTGTTCTTATATTTAGGCATTGTAAAATACGATACTCGTAAATATAAGAAGTTTATGAAAAAATATGCAGATATGACAAGAAAGGAATTCCTTTCTAAATTTGATAATCCAGAATATGAAATATATACTGAGGAGCAAGTGAAAAGATTTTCACAAGATGTTCTTAAAAGTATTGATCCTATTGAAAAAGAGTATGGAGCGATAGATTTTGTTTCTTTGAATAGAGTCACTGTTGTGAACGATGATTTAAGCAAATCGATCTTATTCTGGAGACCTTCTCAGATTGAATGGAAGGAAGAAATTAATCCCGATACTTTAATAAAATCCAAGACAGGATATTATAAAGATACTCCTGAAAATCGTAAGAAGGGTGTTGTAGGTAAACCTTATGGTGATACAAAAGCAGAAGACTTCAATGAAGGAGCTGGTAATTTAGCTAAACTTAGAGCTGAATATACAAGTGCTGTAAAAAGAGGTGATAAAGCCAAAGTAGCAGAGTTATCTAAAAAGATTGCTGATGTTACCAATAAACACACTTCTAAAGACAATGAGAAAGAGGATTAGCATCCGATTAGGTTTTTAAGGGAATTTTTAGGGTAAGGTTTGGCAAAATGTTTTACTTCGTGAAACATTTAAGTTTGAGAAAAAATGCGTAAAATTTTAGATAAAGTGATCAATTATGCGGCGAGTTTCTTTTATCCACTATTAATGGCAATTCCATTGTCACCCATAGTAGATTGGATAGAAAAATACATGTTTAAAGATTGGGAGTTCGTCAAATACCTAATCGTTCTCATTACGATAGATACTATTGTAAGCTGGACCTATCATCTGATTCATAAAGATTTTTCAAGTAAAGGTTTTGCTATGATTTTTATGAAGCTATTAGTATATACCTCTTTATTAATTGTAGCTCACGTACTTGGAAGTTTTACGATTGATGGACAACCAAATAATACCTTCACCTGGTTTAGATCTTTAATGTGTACAGCACTTTTAGTTAGAGAGGCAATTTCTATAGTAGAAAATGTCGGGAAAATTAATCCTGAATTAGTACCTGTATGGATACGAAAATATTTAAAAGATTTTGATGAAAATGGTTTTGTAAAGAAGCCGCAATCATAAGTAAATTCGTTTAATTTAATATATTGAGATTATGAGACTATATGAATTTAAAAACTCAGATAAAAACATTGATGTAGTAGTAGCTACGGATGGTTCTGGAGAACAGAAAAAAGTATTTATTACTGAAACTCCAAGAGGTATTCCTATTCCCGGAAACACGTCTGCAATTGATAATCCTAATTCTGCTATTTTGGAAATGGGGTTTGATTTTGTCGCAGGTACGGAAAGAGAACATCTTGATTTTTTGTTGTTTGCTTTGAATAATGGTCTTCAGCTTATTCAATGGAATGAAGGTCTCGGAGAAATTTCTCCGATTGAATTACTTCCTGAGAAGATGGAATTTGGAGATTATAAAGTAGAGGCAGATCCGACAGAATTATCTTTTGCAGCTGCAGGAGGATCTGATAGTTTTGCTGTAAAATCAACAAAAACAGTTACCAGTGAAGGCTTTGTAAAAGGAATGATTGTCGATGTAAAATATAAGGTGGAAATTACCGGAGATGGATTTAGTTTGAATGACACTAAAGATATGGTAATTGCATCTGCCAATACAGGAGCTGGAAGATCTGGTACAGTAACAATTACTCAGTTGGAAGGCGATTCACCAGCTACGGCTTCAATTACATTGAGTCAAACAGCAGGCGTATAAAAAATAATTTATCATGAGCAGTCGTAGAAAGAAGATAAATAAAGAAGAAAAGCCAGACCTTTTAAAAGGTCTGGCTGGTCTGTCTTTGGAAGAAATTTCGGGATTGCAAAAGACCATTCCAACATTACTTGAGTCAAAAATTCAACAAATGGCCGCTTCTAATGATTTTGAAGAGATCATGAAAGCAAATCTTTTTTTGAATCAACGAGATAGATTGGATAATGGAAAAATGCAATCAATTTTTTTCAATCCAAATGATGTAGGCGATTCTGGAAAAGGATATAAAGAAAATAGAGGTGCCCTTTCTTTTGATACATTAAGAAGAATGGGGGATATTTTTATTGTTCGTAGTGTTGTTAATACACGAGTAGAACAAGTACAAAATTTCCTGCATTTTAGTGTTGATGAACAGAAAGAAGGTTACACCATAAGAAAAAAGAAAAGTCTTTTCGAGAAGGATTTTCAGAACAAAGAAATTGAAGAAGGCGACCAGGGAAAGATTGAGCATATAATCAAGTTTCTTGAAAATGGTGGTTTAAATGATAAATGGGCTAATTATGATACTTTCCAAGATTTTGGAAGGAAAATTGTATTTGATAGCTTGACGTTAGATCAGTTAGCTTTTGAAATAACAAGAGATCGTGGATGGAATTTAGCACGTTTTCGGGCTATTGATGCCTCTTTGATCAGACTATTAGACAGTGTAGATCCACGCTATCGCGATGAATTTGAAAGATATCGTTTCAAAGGTTATCTACCCCGTTTTTGTATGTCTTGGCAGGGACAAATTCTTCAGAATCCTACAACTCATGAATCAGTAGTTTTTTATCCATGGGAGTTAGGCTATGGTATTCGAAATAAAAGCACATCTATTTATAGAAATGGTTACGGTACTTCGGAACTTGAAACTCTTGTTGAGATTATAACCTGGATTCTTTGGGGTATGCAATATAACGGTAATTTCTTTTCTAAAGGTTCTCAACCGAAAGGTTTTATTAATATTAAGAATGGAAATATCGATAATGCAACTTTAAATGAATTTCGGCAAGCTTGGACCCAAACAATGAGAGGGGTAGGTAATTCACATCGAACTCCTATAATGCAAGGAATAGATTTGGAATGGGTTGACTTACAGAAATCAAATAGAGATATGGAATTTACAGAATGGGTAAAATTCTTGATTGTAATTACTTGTTCTGTTTATCGAATCGATCCTTCTGAACTTGGATTCCAATTTAAAGATCAAACACAAATATTTGGTCAAAATGGACAACATGAGCGTTTGAATCATAGTAGAGATAAAGGATTAAAACCTTTATTGATTTTTCTCCAGAACATCATCAATCATTATATAGTGGATGAAATGTTTGATGGAGAATTTGAATTCGCCTTTACCGGAATTGAAATTGAAGATGAATCTAAACAAGTTGAATTAGATAAAAAGAAATTAGATGGTGGAATGGTATCTATGGAAGATATTTTCCGTAAATATTCTGGAAGACAATTTAATCCTGATACAGATACTATTTTAAATTCTGTATATCAAACGGCAAAGATGAATGAAATGAATTCTGCTATGTATGCAGAACCCGTACCGGGTGAGGATGGAGAGAATCCTTTTGATCAATATGAAAAATCTATAGAGAATAATCCTATTGAAGCTGCTG